GCTCTGCGCCCCCGCCGCTCGGCACTCCGGTCCAATGGGACCCAAAGTCGCCGCGTTGCTTCGCCACTGAAGTCACAAGCACGCGCGGCGCTTGGCTTCGTCCGCGAACTAATCTGAGATGTGAGACAGTCGAGCAGCCGCGCAGTTGAGCAGACTCGACAGCTATGCAGCGCCGTGCATGGCCTAGCCTAGTTCGCCAGCGAACTTGACAAGCGCCAGTTTTGCGCCCAGTGTCCGAAGGACAACGCAACGCAACCAAGGCAAACACATGAGCAAGCTTTTCCCCTGCGCCCTAGTCGCCGCTCTACTGGCGATAGCGTGCAGTCATACAGTTGGCGGTTTCCTGTTCCGGGCTTCCGTCACTGCGCCGCTAGTATGGTGCGGCATCGTCAGCACTGAGACGGCGGACTCGATAGTCTTTCTTTCCGCCAATGGCCGGAACTAACTTCCAACCCGAACGAAAGGATTAACTCACATCATGACCAAGCAAACCGTTTACACCGTCCTCCGCGCCAGCACTGCCAAGGTACAGCCGCGCTACCGTGGCAAGTATCCGAATCGGCTTCGCTCTATCTCGGCTGGCAATGGGCGCTTTTACGCCGTCTCGAACGATCACAGAGTCCTTGACGTGGCCGGGCAAGATCACAAGGCGCTAGTGCTGGCGCTTGGCGGCATCATGCCAACCATGCAAGCCGATATCGAGACGCTGGCGCAGCACGTCGCCGACTACCGCAACGCCATGTCAGCAGGTCGCGCGGCTGGTCCGGTAGCGCGTCACGTCGCGGCGACCATCAATCGCAATTCCCGGTTGACCGGCTACAATCCCACGGTTGACGACAACTTGGCGCATGATGAGGAGCACTATCGTTACGCCGTGATCACGGCGACGTGGCAGCGCGCGGACTATTCGCTTTCCGTGCGGCTGGAAAAGTTCAACCGGGCAAGGTCCGCCGCGTGGGAAGCTGGCAAGGCGGACGCGCGAGTCACGGCGTGCAATTGGTTCGCGGCGGCACGTCGCGCGCAGTTGGCGCATGAACGCAACGTCAAGGCTGGTCCGGTTGCGCGCACCGTCATGCAAGCCATTGAGTACGCCATGACGTGCACGCGTTCAGATTGGGTTTTGCTCAACCACGAAGCAAGCTCTAGCGCGTTCAATGTCACTGCGCTGGCGCATGCCGCCGGAACGGACATCCCGGAGGACCGCGTAACCGCGCTAGTGATCAACGCGGACGACGCGCAACGAACGGACGAACTGTCGCGGACCAATCCGCGCACGTTCGTTACACTGTCGCGCATGCTTGACGACGAACCGGCCACGGTGAAAGCGGGAAAGGTCGCGCAATGGGTGGCGGACCTTATCGCCGACGAACTGGAAAGCCCGGAAGCGGATCGATGCGACTACGGCAGCGCGGTAGTTGTCGCGCACTGCGCCGCGTTCCCCTCGCAAGACTCCTATGTCCGCGCGCTGGCGGCAGCGACCTCCGCGAACCGGGCTGACGAACGGAAGCAAGCCGGAGCGGACTTGCAAGCGGCGCTGGTCCGCGTGACGAACGGCAACCGAGTCGGGCTGTTCGATGATGCCGGGCGCTTCGTGGGATATGCGCCCAAGGCCGGACCGATCGCGGACGCCGTGTCGCGTGCGATCCGTGCGGCGCTGATGATGGCGCATGCTTTCGGCGACCAGTGCGACGCGGACCTAATGCACTGGGAATCGACGTACAGCGATAGCCTTGCCAGCAACGCGGGCGCTGACGTTACGGACACGGCGGAAGCCCGGCGCAATGACGAACGGACTCCCGTGGGACCGGTAGCGCGGGCGCTGATAACGGATGCCGTGCTAGAGGACGAAGCAACGGCGCGGTTTCATCGGTCCTTCATTGGCCGGAATGGCGTGATCGATCTACCGCGCTATGGCGTATCCGTGCCGCCGTGCGACCAGTCCGCCAAGCTGGCGGCAATCCACAAGCTGGCGACGGCAGCGCGCGGCACGCTTGCGCCCGCTGGTCGCGCAGTCGAGATTATGGCGGAAGCCTTGGAAGAAATCGCGCTGTTGTGCGACCTTGCCGACTAACTGAAACCAAAGTAACGGAGTCTCAATCATGGTCAAACCCGGATACAACCAAAAGCTAGGCAAGCGGCAAGCCGAGTATTACCGTAATGCGCGCAACACGCTGATGCAGCACTATGACCGCGCCAGCGATCCGATATTTAAGCGTATGGCGGAACGGTGCATGGCGGAACTTAATTCCATGGCGGAATTACTTGATCCGCCGGAACCGGACCTTAGCGACCTCTAGCGGGTCTCAGTCCCACGAAAGCCCGGTTGCGCAAGCGCCGGGCTTTTTCTTTGCCCGGATGCCAGCTAGGCCAAAACCCGAAATCGACGCTAGGCCACCTAGGAAGGCCGCTGATGCGTTCTAGCTTTTTCGTGTAGGGTAGGGCGCGCCACCCTAGAACGTCGCTATACTGCGCCAGCGTAGCGCGACGGCGACGGCATATAATCGGCGACCTCCGCGACCATGCAAACCCGGCCAAGGCTGGCGACTATCTGCAATGCAAGATGTTCTGTAACTAGAACAAACAGGGTTCAAATCGCGGAAGCAACTTCCGGCTACGGATACACGCGGAAACCATCAAAACGCATCAGCGGCCTTCCTAGGTGGCCTAGCGTCGATTCTGCCGTGGGACCTCAGAACGCGGAACTAACTTCCGCCGGATGCCGGGCAAAGAAAAACCCGGCTGACTAGCGCCAGCCGGGCTGTTCTGTTTTAGCAGAAAGTTGTCTGTTACTGCATCAACTGCCGTTCGGTCGCGGGGAGGTCCGCAACAATCTGCTTGATCACGTCGTATGACCATTCCGTGTTATCCATGAGGAGGTCCCGGCGCTGACCGGGAGTCAGTCCGCCAAGGTCCGACTCCGCACGCTCGATTATCTGCGCCGCGCGAGTCTTCATGGTCTCATAAGCACGCGGCGGCATCAGTGGACTCCCGCGACATGGAACGCGACCTTAACCGCGTGCATCGATGCCGTGAACGTCACGGCGGCATTGATGCCGACGAAGGCCGCGAAGCTGGCGGACAAGATCAAGAAAATTGACTTTCCCATTGGGTTGACTCCGTTTCGATTGACTAACCGCCGCGCAGTCTAATGACACTCCGCAAGGCGTACAAGCAAAAAGAAAGCCCGGCGCTATGGCCGGGCTTTCGGAAGTAACTTCCCTGTAACGCCGTTACCTAGCGGCAGTGATTACAGGGAGTCGAGATTACGAACAGAAAGAAAGCTAGGAACAGCGCCAGCACTAGCAACGTGCGAAGTGCGGAACGCTTGGCGATTACTCGCAACGGTTCGGTTTTCACAGTACGTCGATTCCTGCGCCGTCATTGAATGCCGCCGCGTCGCCGTATCTGGACTCGTCAAGTATCTTGCACATTTTCTCCCGGACTGCGCGCGACGTGTCTTTGAGGTCCGCGATATCGACGCGAAGCCGGGCGCATAGGGTGGCAATCCAAGGCTTGCCAGTGAGACCCATGCGCGCAAAGTCCGCCCTTGCACGGCGCAGGTTGTGAACTAGCTTCCGCCGCTCTAGCCGGAGGTCGCGGATTGTGCCGACTAACTCGCCGTACTCGACTCCGGCTTGCCAGCTTCGCTGATAACCGCACTCCTCCTCCGCGTCGATTCGCGCGATTTCATCGGCAGCGCGGGCGCAGTCCGCCAGCGTGTCAGAGTCTACGCCGTCGCACCGTTGCGCCGCATGCCGGTCACGCTGGCGCAGTGCGACCAGATAACCCGGTTCGCACCGCGCCCGGCTTCCGAACGTCTCGACTCTGGCGTAGCCGGGCACGTATTGCGCGCAACCGTTCCGCGCCGGGAACTGAAACACGCAAGCCCGGTATGCTTCGCCGTTGTCGCCGTTGTCGGACGTGTACCAGCCGAGATGATCGATTGACCGCGACAGCTTGTCCGCCCAATCCACGAAGCGGAGTCCAAGGTTTTGCGGCTGCTCGATATAAACAACCTTATGCTGTCGCCAGTCGTACCGTTCCGTTTTACCGTCGCGGACAATATCCCACATGACGCGGGACAGGGTTTCATTTTTCAGGTTAAGCATTGTCGGACTCCTCAGAGTAAAGATACGTGTACTCGATTACGGTGCCGCCCTGCGCGGTAGTCGTTCCGCAGTCGTACAAGTGGTAATGCCAAGTAAACCGGCCTTCGTCCTCCGCGACTGAAACGAAATTGACCGCGCCGAATCCGTGTTTCTCTAGACCCGCGTCAATCTTTTCCGCTTCGCCTTCGTCAAGGCCGCTTGCGTCGCCGTTGATTAGGTATGAAGCCCAATGCAACGGTAATTCTACAGTTCCCGTTTTCATGGAAGTTACTTCCGCTCGATTGCGGAAGTGTCCGGCGCTTCGTCATACACTCCGGCCACTTTGGCGACTCGCTCGATTTCGTCCCACGCGAAGGCGTGGCAACCGGCGGTAAAGCTTCCGTCCGCGTTGATCCGGTCAACTTGGAAGTGTCCCACGCGGACAACGTGACCATTGCGAGTCCATACCGGAGTCCGGCTGGCATCCGTGCCCGGCTTGCCGTCGATGAGATACCACTTTTCCCGCATTGCCTTGACCAAGCGGAAAACGCGGACGGCATGCGATAGCGGGACCTCCGCGCCTTCGCTTGTCTGTAGAGTGTCGCCGACTATCCGCATGTATGCGTTGCCGTCCGCGTCACGTCCGCGCCAGCGTGCGGCCGGAACGCCGTCAAACCATGCCTTGCGCTGTTCTTCTTCCCGCATAGCGCGTTCACGCTGGCGCAGTATCTGTTCAAGGCGTTCAACCTGCCTTTCGGACTCGTGCTGGCACTGCTCCGCGTGACGCATGGCCGGAACTCGCGCAAGCTGCTGATGCACAAAGTCCGCGATTCGCTGGCGCTGCTCCGGCTGGAGTCCTTTGCCGTTCCCGGCAACCCTTCCCCATGCCGCGCAAATCTTTTCGATGCCGCCGGAAGAATAGCGCTTGAAGTTGTCCGGTTGCATCCAATTGCGGAGGTCCGAAATATCGTGCCGCAATTGCTTGTGTGAATAAATGATACCTTCGTTATTGTGGATCATCTCGCGGAAGGCGCGGACCTCCGCAAGCACGGCGTTGCATTTGCGTTGTATGACTTTCCAACCGGCTGCTTTTGCTTCGTTGCGAGCATGGAACAATTGCAGCGCCATTTTCTGCGCCGTGCTTTCCGCGTTCCATTCCAGCAGCGTCCGCCGCTTCCAGTCCGCCAGCGACTGCGGAGTCGATGCCGCCGCTTGCTTGGCATGCTCTAGCCGTTGCGCGCGGAGCTTCCGCTTGCCTCGCTCGACTGCCGCGAGTCGATTGCGTTCCGCCGTGGCAGCGATCCGACTCCAGCGCTGTTCAGCGTCACGGACTCCGCAAAGGCGAAGCAACACGGCAGCGACCTCCGCGCCAGTCCTACCGGCGTACTTTTCCAAGTGCGCGAGAATGTCCGCCCTTGCGCGGCGCAGGTAGCCGGAGTCCTTGTCGCGCAGTGCCCGGCGCAGTGTTTCCAGCGCGGGAACAAGTGAATCAAGGTTCGGCATGCTGTAACCGTTGCGCCAGCCGATGGCGGAATGAAGTTCCCGCATATGCCGGTTAGTCGTAATGCTGTAATTCTCCGCAGTGTAGAGCGGAGTTCCGTTCGGCAGAATGTAGCCGATTACGGTTCGATAGCTGTAGAGCTTGGCGCAGTCGAAAGAAAAGTTTCCGTTACTGCTCCGGCCACTTGGTTGATTTTGCTGCGCCCAAACATGCGCGGTCATGCTGTTGTCAAATACTTCCCTTGCCATTTCGTGAGACTCCTTCGGTTGTCGCGGACCAGTCGCCGCAACGCTGAAGCTAATGTACTGCGCCGCAAGATACAAGCTTTTCCGCCATCGGAACTAACTTCCGCCCTGATGCCGGGCAGTTCCGCCACCTAACTACACTTTGAAACTGTGTATCCGCCAGCCGGTCGGCCCGGCGGCGCGGAAACGCTGGCGCTTGCCTTTTGTGACCGCCTGCGCCTACGCGCGAGCGCGACCCTGTGTCCTCGACTAAGACCCTCCTGTCCTCGACTAAGACCCTCCTGTGTCCTCGATTACGCGGGGATTGACACTCGCCGGGAAGTACAGTATTCAGACGGCAACCTGGGGTAGGCCAGGGCGATTCGCCTCTTAGACCCTTGCGGTGGATCGCCCGCTCCTCGATTACGATGATACCACTGAGGTCAGGATGAACGTCAGCGCCGATGATAGCTTGCCAGAACAACTCCGGCGCATGAACGTAGGCGACATCAAGGTACTCGCCGAGCGGCTTGACCAGAACACCAGCAGCACCGACGACATCGAAGCCGCCATGAAGCTGCTGCGCAACCGGGCGACGACAGCCATCACCAGGGCCTCGGCCAGTGGCCGGGCCTATCATCGAGACAGCCTTGTGACGCGGGCAGGCGATAGCCACGATCCGGTCGTTCAGGTGCTGATCACCAGGACGAAATAATGCCGAAGGGCCTGTACGAGTTGTGCGGTGAACTGGGCCTGTTCATCTGCGACATGACGATTGACGAGACAGCCAAGTCGCCGAACGACATCGGACGCATCTTGTCCGAGCGGGCGCTGGACTCGCTGAGCATTACCGTCCGGCAGCGCTGCGAGCGCCGACGCATTCAGCGGATACAGCCGATCTTCGGCTCGCTCAAGGTCTACACGATCCATCTCCAGGAAGATGGCGGCAAGGTCCACACATTCACAGCGGAGAGATTGCGTGACGCAGGGTAAGGCGAGCCGAACAGACGAAGAGATCAAGCGGATTGAGGACTACCGGATTGAGGCCCGCCAGTTGCTGGGCCTCGCGCTGAAAGAGCGCGCCCCGGCGACGGCTGAATCGCTGCGGGAAGGCACCGACGAACCGACGCATTGGGAGAAGCACGCTATCGTGATGGTCGCCCGGCTGCTCCGCGCGATTGACGAGGGAGATAACTGATGCAGGCCCCATCCATCGACTTCAGGCAGCTTACAGCGGACACCGAAAGGCTTTGTGCTGAGCGCGACAAAGATGTCAGGATTGTTGAACTCCTGAACGCCAACAGCGCCCTGGTCGAGGAGAAGCGCCAACTCAAGCGCAGGCTCAACTCGGTCGTGGTTCACGCTTTCCAGTTCGGCATGGTGTTCGGCATCTGCTGCACCGTGGTCGCCATTGCCGCAGTCGCGGCGATATTCAGATTCTGGTTGTTCAAATGAATTGGCTCCAGATACTGAATTACTTCACCGCGTTCGCCAATGTTGGCGTCGCGCTATACCAGATCGGGAGGAAGTTACTTCCGTAGCGACTGGCAACCACGAAAGAAAGAGGTCGAACAATGAAAGTTGATAAGAAGGAAGCGGTGCTCAGCTTCATGCGAGCGCCCAAGCCGGGCTCCACGATTACCATCGGCGCGGCAACGATGACAGTCAAAAGCGGCATGAGACGGCCCAAGCTGGACCCGGCCATCTACGGCCAAGTGTTCGTCCTGCCGACCCGCGAACTCGCTGTCGAGTCTGTCCGCGATATGGTCCACATCATCAACAGCAACCCGGTCGTGTTCGGCGTTCATGCTGTCGCGCAGGGCTGGCATCTCCGGCTCGAACCGATTGTCGTCGAGAACCGGGTCGAGAAGGGCGTAACCGTCTCGGCGCTCAAGGTGCGCAAGGCCGACATCAAGCGGGCAGTAAGGCGGGAGAAGGCGCATGTCTAAGGTCATCACCCAGATCACGCTCACGCGGACGGAGACCGTCACGATTGAGATGAACGACGGCGCGGCGATCCCGCTGGACACGAAGGTCGAGGCGCTGGAGTTCTGGGCGAACTCCGGCAACCTCGGCAAGTCCATGGTCGATCTGGTCGAGCTTACGCAACCCGATCACGTCAAAAGGGTGGCCGAGAAGTGGACGCTCGACAAGATCAACGGCGTGCCCGTCGAGCGCGTCGAGCCCGGCAAGAGGAAATAACAATGGCGCAAAAACAGATCACCATCGCCGACTTCCTGACCGATGACGAGATCACCGCTGCCGGGAAGCTCTTCAAGCAGATGCGAGCCGAAGGAATCTCGCATCACTTCGCCAAGCGATTCTGCCGCGATGTTATCGATCCCAACATGACCCGAATCAACCGGGCGCTCGGGCAGGATAACGACCCGATGTTTCTGGCCTACGCGGTCGAGTATGTCATGATGCAGGCATGCGATGGATGACCAGGAATACGACCTACCGAACGATCCTGTAACGATCATCTTCATGGGCGTTATTTGGTTCGTCGGCGCAGTGCTTGCGGCGTCATGGCGTCATCCAATATCGGCGCTCGTGATAGTCGGAAGTTACTTCCTCGGCCTCTGCGTATGACCAAGTTGCGCATTGGCTACCACTTCAGCTTTACCAGCGACGACGTGCGCAGGCACATGCCACTGGACTGTCCTGGTCTCTCGGCCAGGGAACTTCGACGGGCCGCTACCGTGAACATGTTGCTCGCGGCTGGCGTCCCGTTGAAGCTCGACGAAGCTGACGCCTACCCGACGCACCCGACGAACAAGCTGGACCAGCTTGTCAACGGCGCGAACGCCCAAGTGCTCTACGAGGGCTTTCAGATCACCATCACATGGTTCCCGGAGGAACTGACACATGACGGACCAGATGCGTTTGTTGGAGCTTTTGGTGGATCGCTACCAGCCGTTCCGCGACCTGATTATCAACGGCTGCGAGCACGGATCAAAGCCAGCTTCGAACTGTTCGCAGCCGAGTTGCGAGCAACGGGAGATGCTGCGATTGCTCAACTCAGCTATGCAGAGGCGTCAGCCGCCGGTATCGCTGACGCAGACGCAGCGGATTCCGGCCCTCGACCGCTGGCAACTGCCGAAGATGACGACCCCTACGGCCTCGGTACGGGCGACGCCGGAGCGCCGGGCGCACTGGTTGGGCTCGACGAAGATCAAGGTCACGCTGGCGGAAGTCGAGCAGTTGGACGGCAAGAAGTTCACCGAGGCGAATCTCCTGGTTTGGTTGTACCGGAAGGGGATTCCGATGAAGCTGGACCCGAGTAGGATGGACTATCGCTGGTGGCCTTCCAACGAGGACATGATCGACCTAATCGATCTGCCCGCGTGGCGTGTCTATACTGCTGAGCCTCTAATCCTGACCTTCGAGTATTACACGCATGCCCGGTAGGCAAGACAGCAGGGCCGACCGATACTTGCCTCAGATACTGCGGCAGCAGTTGACGGAACTCGGCCTCACTCAGCGGCAACTGGCCGACGCGCTCAACGTCAGCCTGTGGTCTGTCAATCAACTGTGCAACGGTCGGCGCGGCATTACGGCTGACATGGCGCTGCGCCTGTCTGTTGCCTTCAATACTTCGCCGGACTACTGGATGAAGATGCAGGCGAACCAGGACTTGGCCGATACGCTCAACAGCCCCATGGACTGCCTAATGCGCGAGGGCGTAACGCGACTCCCTGGTGTCCCGTGATTCCGCTCGACTTCTACAAGCACGATTGCCTCACGTCCGCTGATGACAGGCACCGCTATTGGCTCAGCCGGTCGGTTGACGCGGCATCGACGACTGACGGCTGGCACGGCGTTCTGTGGCTCATGCTCAACCCGTCCACGGCCAGGGGCGAAGGCGTGAACGATCCTACCCAGCGGCGCTGTGTTGGCTTCACGGGCAACCTGGGCGCTCCACGGATGGGAATCGTCAACCTCTTCACTAAATCCTGCGCCGATCCTGCCGAGCTATTCAGCGGCGGCTATGACAAGGCTACCGGCGATCCTGACGCGGGCGAGATGCTAAGCAAGGCGTTCGACTACGCGATGGATCAGCGATGGGCGACAATATGCGCCTGGGGCAAACCAAGTCTATCGCGATCTCACGTCGGGCTCGTAGCAGTCCGGGCGCATAGTGTTCTTTCCCTGTGGCGTCGCCGTACTGGGGCAACGCCGCTCTACTGTCTCGGTTTGACTGCCGACAACTGGCCGAGACATCCGCTCTACTTGTCGGGACAATCGCGTCTCTCTGTTTTCGATCCCAAAGCAATGAGGAACTAACTTCCATGGAACAAGTATCTCCCGCCGAGCAAGCCGCGAACGAAGCCGCCGCCAAGTCCGCCGCCCTGCGAGCCGCCATCAACAAGCGCATCTTGGAGACCGAGCAGCGCGCAATCCAAGCCAACCCCGGCGTCCGCCGGGCGATGCGCCGCCGGATGTGGCTGGCGACCGGCGCACCGCATTGGTATGTCGAAGCCAATGCGTTCGCGATCATGGCGGGCTGGGCGCGCGATATGCAGATGCGCCTGGAGACGTTGGATTCCAAAGGCGGCGACCTTGAAACTCCGGCAAAAAATTTGGAGCAGATTCGAGAAGATTTCAGGATGAAAGCCGATCCGCAGGAGATTAAACGGGCCTTCCGGTCCTTCGTGTTCCGCCGCGATCTCAGCCGCCGGATGCGCGAAGCTCTGCCCGAGGGCAGCGTGCCTGATGGCGTCATGAGCGAGGCGGCGCTGGCGCAGATGCGCGGCGAGATGGCCGAGACGGTCGATAAGTTCGCGGAGGAAATCAGTGCCCAAGGATAATCGCTTCGGCAACTACCACGCCCGGAACATCACGGTCGAGGAGGACGGGACGTTCACGCTCTGGGATGCGCTCGCTCCTCGATTCGGGAAGAGCGGGGCTGAGCAGTGGATGAATCGGATCGAGACCAGCTACAAGGTCCGCTTTCATCACGCGGTACAGTTCGCCATCGCCGACGACTTCATTGTCGTCCCGATGCTGCTCTGGTGCCCGATGTGCGGCTACCAGCACGTCGATGCGCCCGATCCCGGCCAGGGCTGGACTAATCCGCCGCACCGGAGCCACAAGTGCTCAAGCTGCGGCTGTATCTGGCGACCGGCGGACTGCAACACGACCGGCGTCGCGGAGATTGCCACCAAGGGCAAGGACGATTGGAACTGGTTAGGGTCGGCCTTGACCCTAGTCCGGCGCTACAAGCCATGACGCCTCCGCACCCCAACCACGCCGATCCATGGCTGACCCTGGTGGTCTGCACCGTGGTTTTTCTTACCGCCTATTGGCTCATTCGAGGTAAATGAAGATGTCGAAATGGAAATACGTGATGTTCTCAGTAATGGTGCCGTTCCAGGAAGGTCACGGACTAACAGAGGGAACGACCATCAAAGAAATCCCGGTGTTGTTCCCGCCGGAGTTCAGTCACAAAGTCATGGCTGACGGAGTGCAGCGCGGCATTGGATTTGACCGCGACCGCTTTTCACTGCGGATGGAGGTCAACCCGGTCAGCGCTGGATTTGTAGAGTTCTTCACCCGGCTCGACGAGACCATTGGCATCCGGGTATCGGGCGAGAGCGAGACGCTGCGGCTCGGTATCAGGCCGGAGGATGCCGTGACCATCGCCGAGGTCCAGAAGCGGAATCCATTTTTCTACTGAGGGTCATTGACACCCCTCACGGCGTACATTAAGAAACCGGAAGTTACTTCCAACTGGAGTCGGACCACCAATGGCAATCAACACAGACAAGGCGAGGTTGACTGGCAACTATCGCTTCGCCGAGTTCCCCGACGCGATCCGGCCAGGGCTTGTCCTGGAGGTCCAGCTTCTGCTCGACGGCGCATCGTGCAAGACCGAGTGGATCACAGCTTACCCCGAAGACCTGATGCGTCTAGTCGAGCAGGTTTCGGGCGGCGAGCAGGAGGTCGTCACCGTTACGAACCTTCGTCGCGGCCCGACGACTTCCCGCCTGCCCGGCCACGGTGCGTCCTACACGGCCTACGCCGTCCGCGAAAAGCTACCGGAAGACCCGCTGTTCGATGACGGACCTGCTGCGCTGGTCGAGCCCGTGCCGCCTGTCTGGCATACCCCCCGGCAGCACGCCGATGGGTACGACGACGGCACCTACAAATGCACGCCCTGCTACTACAGGCTACATAACCCCTACCAGCCCTACGCCGTGCAAGACTTCAAGCCCGGCGTCATCGGCAACGTCGAGCCGTATGAAGGTCCGAACAAGGGCGACATGCGGATCGTCAAGCGCCATCGCGAGCGGCACTCGACCTCCTGGTACGCCGAGATTCGCGGAGATCGAGGCTGGTATCCCATCGTCATGGGCAATATCAAAGGGTCGCAGTGGCTATTCGAAACTTCCGAGACTGCGATGGCTATCGCGCTCGGGACGCACGCGGTCATGTCGGCGAAGGGTGATTTCTGATGGCCGTTAACGACTACCTGGACCTGTCGCCCGAGCAGGTCAAAGCCATCGGGATCATCGAAAAGCTCCAGCGGCTGGCGGCGCGGAACAACAGCCCCGAGGAAGCCGCCAGCGCCACGGCCAAGGCGCAGGAGATGCTTGCCGAGTACAACCTGACGCTGAGCATGGTCGAGGCGAACGGCGGCGATACCGGCAAGCGGGCTGACGAGAAGATCAGGGGCGGACAGCACGAGTTCCAGCAGGACTTGTGGCGCGCGGTCGCCCGGCTGAACTACTGCCTCTACTATTCCACGGCGGACCACGAGAAGGTCTGGAAATGGGAGAAGCACGGAACTAGCTTCCGCAAGGTCGGCAAGACGGTCAAGGTGGTCTGGAATCATCGGGTCGTCGGGCGCACCGTGAACGCCAGGGCGACGATGGTCATGGCAGGCTACCTGGAGGACGCTATCGAGCGGCTGACCGCCGAGGAATGCGAGACCCGCATGCTGAAGCTCTGGGGCCGCTGGGCGCGGTCGCTGCGCGAAGGCATGGTGCAGAACATCGTCGAGCGGTTGCAGGAGCGCCGCCGCCATCTGATCGCCGAGGAACAACGGAAGGCCGAGGAGGCTGCGGCCAGGGCTCACGCCGAGGGCCGGGCTGGCGTATCGACCGAGCATGCTCTGACGCTGAGCACGCTGGCGCAGTCCGAGGACGAAGCCAATGAGGAGTTCCTGCATCCCGGCATCACGGCCCGGCGGCTCAAGGCCAAGCAGGAAGAGCGCGAGCGCCAGCAGCGCCGGGCCGAGCAGCTTGCCAAGGCCGAGGCCGAGTATGCGGCATGGGCGGCAGCGAATCCGGTCGAGGCCCGGCTGGAGCAGGAGCGCCAGGAGAAGATGCGCCGCGAGGAAGCCAAGCGCGAGGAGCGCAACGCCAAGCGCCGCCGTGGCCGGAGCTACAGCTATACCTCGCGCTACAAGGGCGACGAAGGGGCCTACTACATGGGCTACGACAAGGGCGCAAAGATCGGCCTGGACCAGCAGGCCGGGCAGCAGAAACCGGCAGGCTACCTATGACCAGGGCGCAGCTACAGGCGATTGTCTGGGACGCCCTGGACAACGGCAAGGCCAACGGCTGGGACCCGTGCCCGGTCTCGGTCGCGGTCATCGTCGCCAACCTGAAAGACCTCTGCGCCGATCTGGAGCAGATCAGCGAGCGCCGGATCGGCCCGGCAGTAACGGCTTGGCTGTCGGCGCGCTGCCCGATCACGGGCGTCCTGACGACCGAGGACCAGCGCAAGGTCGATCTGATCTACCAGGGAGCCGTGCTGTGAAGCAGGGTCTCGTGGTCTGGTACGACCTGCACCCCAAGGACCGTATCGAGTTCAAGATCGACGGCGTTGTCTACGTCCGGTCGATTCGGCGCTTCAATGAGTTCGGCGACCCGCTGGTCCATTGGAATGGTCACGACGACTACCCGGTCATCCCGCCGGAGTTCATCAGGAAGGTCGAGCCGTGATCTGCGACAAGTGCGGCAAGCCAATCATCCCCGGCGAACAGCCGCGCTACGCCCTCGCGGATTCCGACGACGGCAAGACCGGGCGACACTGGGAATGCCACGTCCCCGTCGAGCGCCTATTCGACGACCTCCGGGACGCACTGGGCCGCGCTGAGAGGGCTCTGGGTAAGCTGGGCTCCCAGACTAGCGAACCGCCGCCAGAACGCACCAGCGGCCCGCGCACGCACGGCAATCGCCGCTTTACCAGGATACGTAAATGAGCACACTCGCCTTCCTCCGCGTCGCCCGGTCCATGAACCTCACGCTGCTCGACCTCCTGGTCCTCTATGAGGTCCGCCGGGCGAACGGCTGCAAGATGTCCGACGTGTCCCGTTCCTTCGGCGCGAAGAATGCCGGGCACGCGTATCAGGCGACCAATAGACTCGCTCAACGGGACCTGCTAGACCTCGGTCAATCACGGCCAGGGCGGCAGATGAAAATCAGCCTAACCGTGGCCGGTGCTGCGGTACTCAACGAACTGGAAGGACTTAACTATGCCGAGGCGCTATTTCCTGGTGGCGGTGGAGACGGAAGTAACTTCCCGCGATTTGATGCCGAAGATCAAAGAGGCCCTAAAAGACAAATGGCCTGACGAGCGCCAGCCCGGCAGCAGTAAAGCCAAAGAGATCGTGACCGTCGAAACCTGGAGCCGCTAGATGGCGAAGTTCTACCGCAAGTATCGCGACTTCAATTTCAGCAAGACACGTCGCGAACTGATCGACCGGATCAATACGACCATCGATATCTACGAAGAGCAGGGCATCTATCATTTGTCCGTGCGCCAGATTTACTACAATCTCGTCGGCAAGGGCATGGACAACACCGCCGAGAGCTACGGCAGGGTCAAGTCCGCGATCAATGACGGGCGCTTGGCCGGGCTGATCGCCTGGGATGTGATCGAGGATCGCAATCGCGGCCTGTCCGGGCTCCAGACATGGGACACTCCGCAGGATCGGCTGAAGGACGTGCTCTATGAGTACCGGAATGACCTCTGGGCTTCGCAGCCGTTCTACCCGGAAGTCTGGGTCGAGAAGGCTGCACTGGAGGGCGTTGTCGGATCGATCTGTGACGAGCTTCGCGTCAACTTCATGGCGCTGCGTGGCTACAATTCCCAGTCCGAGCAGTGGCGCGCTTCGCAGCGGTTCGCCAAGGCTATCGAGCGGGGCCAGCAGCCTATCGTGTTCCATCTCGGCGACCACGACCCCAGCGGGCTCGACATGACCCGCGACAACAAGGAACGGCTGGAGATGTTCGTCGGCATCCCGGTCATGGTGCAGCGCCTGGGCTTGAACATGAATCAGGTCGAGCAATACAACCCGCCGCCGAACTACACGAAGTCAACCGACGTTCGGACGACCGGCTATGAGGCGCTCTTCGGCACCGACGAATGCTGGGAGCTTGACGCTCTTGATCCCCTGGTCATTCAGGAACTAATTTCCGACGCCGTGAACCGCATCCGCGACGAGTCGGCGTGGGACAAGGCGCTGCTCCAGGAGACAACAGACATCCGCGAGATCAAGGAACGGATGGCAAGCATCGGCGTGGAACTGGAGCCCGATCCCGAGGAGGACGGAGTATGAACGACATGATCGGTTTCTTCCTGCTGGCCTGCTTCGCTGTAGCGTTCTTCGGCGGCAGCTACGAACTGGTCATGTGGCTCCATCGCCTGACCTACGACTGGGTTGCTGTCGCATCGATCTATGGCGTCATCGGCGTCATCGTGGTCGTAGTATTCGGCACCGTCGCGGATCGGATGGGCTGATTATGACCGACTATGGATGGTGGCTCTTCCGAAGCGTGCTGATGGCGATCTCGGCCATTGTCAGCCTCGGCGGTTACATCTGGATCGCCATCTATGTGCAGGAGTGGTTCCTGGTCGGACTGGTCTACTGGGGCCTAATGGCCGTGATCAGCCTGCTTGCCAGCGCCTACATAGACAGCAGATCGTAACAGGGGAGAAAGCTCATGACAGACAGGACAGCGTTCACCATCAGCCTGCCGACCGAACTGCACATCTTCGCGCAGGCAGAAGCGGCCCGGCGTTGCGTCTCTGCGGAGGACTACATTGCGACCTTGATCGAACGCGAGCGGTCGTACTATGCCGACAATGCCGCCCGCGAGCGGATGCAGACCGAGCGGACTCTAAGGGACAACGCCCAACAGGATGCTCTGCACGCGCTTCGGACATTGCGCGATGATTTCGAGAGCCGGGACGAAGGCACCGCAATGGCAGTCCGCGTCATGCAATGCGCGACTGGGCGCACGGACCTGAAGAACATGAAGTTCAGCGACGTTAAGCCGGAATACTACCCGCGCGTCACAGAGCTTTGCAAAATCGTGCTCGCCAATGGCGGCGAATGGCCGGAAGTTCCTTCCGCCCTGTGCCGTCAGGAATCCCTGGTTGGCCCCGGCGAGTCGCCCGAATGAGGCCCGGTCAGACCAGGGTCAATAACGTGCGGCTCAGCTATCCACATCTGGTGCCGCCGAAGCCGCCCAAGCCTCGGGTTAGTCTCTACCCGTCGCGCGTTCCCTGCGACCATTCCGTGGTCATAACCCTCCCGCAGCCTAATGGCTACCGGCTGGCAATCTGGTTCTACCGGGGCGTCAGGAAGAGCAAGTGTTGGCTCGTCTCGGCAGACGAGTCGCGCGACTCGATCATCAAACGTATGCGAAACCACCACCCCTGCGATGTAGGGTTTGTAAAGGAACCGGACCTATGAAGCGCCCAACGTCAGTTGAAATCCTCGGTCTCATGGGAGCCATGGACCAGGAAGCCTGCGGCAAGATGATCGCGACCGCCGTGGGGCACATGCTCCAGCGATTCGGCGAGCGCCAGATCACCATCGACTTTGACGACATGCCGGAGTTCAACCGGGTCTGGGCCGTAGAAATCCACGGCACCGGGCGCAAGCTCACCTATCGACTCGTGCAGAAGGCCCTGGTCGATAGCGCAACAGGAAATTTACCGCTCTAGGCGAAATATTTTTGGAAGTTACTTCCTCGGGCAGTTGACACTCCCGAGGAAGTACGTCTATGGTCACTTCGAAAGGACGGAGCAATGGCAAAGAAGACCACGACGACCGAGGATGATGACGGTCTTTTCGACGACAGCCCTGCCGCGCTGCGGGAGGCAATGGAACGCGGAGCCAATGACGGCAGTGCGGGACGGCTCAAGTCTCTCATTCAGAGAGTCGAGCGGCTGGAGGAAGAGAAGGCCGGTATCGCGGCGGACATCAAGGAAATCTACGCCGAGGCGAAGGGCACGGGGTTCGACACCAAGATCATGCGGCAGGTCATCCGCCGCCGGAAAATGGAGCAGGCCGACCGCGTGGAACAAGACGAACTGCTCGACCTTTATGAGCGTGCAATCGGAGACAAGATTTAGGGACATCCCGTCCCGGAACTTACTTCCAACCTGGAGAACATTATGAGCGTTGTTATCCCCACCACCAAGTACGATGCCGAGATGACCGCCGGTCAGATCAGCAAGGCGATGAAGGCGGCTGAAGGCTCGCAGGAGCGGGCGGCGGCTGGCGGTCTCTTCAATGTCCCGGTCGAGGGCCTGAAGATTCGCGACGACTTCAACATCCGCGTCCGCAATGACGCCTACGAGCAGCAGGTCGCGGACCTGATGGCCCTGATCCGCGAGAACGGCTTCGACCGTACCCGCCCGCTCACCGGCTTCGTGGCGCAGGAGGAAGACGGCGATGTGATCTACATCAGCGACGGCCATCGTCGCCATGAGGCCGTGACCCGGCTGAAGGCGGATGGCGTCGAGATCGGCCCGCTGCCGGTCATCATCTCGCCGCAGACCGAGACGCTGGAAGACCAGTTGGTCGGCCTGAAGACCCGCAACACCGGCCAGCCGCTGTCCGTCTACGAGACGGCTTTGCTCGCCAAGCGCCTGGACAACCTCCAGGTGCCGCACGAGCGGATCGCCAAGCGCCTGAACATCACCGACCGCTATCTGCGCGATCTCCTGAAGCTGTCGGCGGCTCCGGCGAAAATCCGCAACGCCCTCCTGGCCGAGAAGATCAGTGCGACCGAAGCCCTGAAGCAGATGAAGCTCCACGGCAAGGACGCCGCCGATAAGGTCGAGGGCGCAGTCAAGGAAGCCGAGAAGAAGGGCAAGGCCAAGGCGACCGGCAAGGACGCCAAGGCGGCTGACGGCGGCGAGGGCGGCGAGGAAGACGCTGGCGAGAAGTCCACGGTCAAGACCGTGAACGGCAAGGTCCACGAGAAGCACGTCTACGCCTTCAAGCAGGGCCAGACCGTCGAGACGGACTCGGTGCGCCATCTGCTCCGCTTCCGCAACAGCGACTGGTGGGACTACATCGACAGCACCACCAAGACGCACGTCACCATCAACTACTCGATCAAGTTCGAGATCGCCATCGTCTACGCCGAGGCCAACGCGGCGACCGACGAAGATGCCCCGACCGCCGAGGGCAAGGCTGACGGTGCCGACGCCCAGCCGGGCGAAGGCGACGCCGAGTTCGAGGCGGCTGCGCCGGGCGCGGACGCGGACGTGTCCGACCTCTGATCGGCCTATCGATCGACTAACCAAAACCTCCGGGGCGGCTCGAAAGAGTCGCCCCGTTTTTCTGTCAGCGAAGAGGACCAAATGACCAACGATGAGTGGGACCTGCACCGGCCACGGTTCGATCCGGCGATCCTGTGCGCAGAAGATATCCAGACAGCGCTTACGGTGCTGTCCGGCGGCGTCTACGACCTGTATGACAAGACGCGCCGCGAGCGCGCTGCTAGGTGGCTCACGCGGCCTGACGCCGCGATCTTCAACGATGACAAGACCGAGGTCTATCTGTACCGCTGGCACGTCATCCCTCGTAACGATTTCGCTGGCGTCTACATGCATGTCCAGGTCGCTCACGATCCCGACAGCCGGGGTTTCCACGATCATCCCTACGACAGCCAAGCGACGATCCTGGCCGGGACCTACGTCGATGAGACGTTCGATCCGCTGATCATGCGCTGGGGCACCGCGATCCACCGCACCTACACGAAGGGGCAGGTCGTCCGCCGCAAGGCCGAGACCCTACACCGGCTGCGCCTTTATCCCGGCGTGCCCTATACCATGACGCTCTTCTGTACCGGCCCACGGCGGCGCGAGAAGTGGGGTTTCGTCGGCGAGGACATGACCTGGACTCCCGCTGACGCTAACGCCGAGATCATCAACGGCATCGCCGCCGGGAGGAAGGCAACTTGATCGTCAACTACGAACTGTTCAAGGGTCGGGTGCGGGGCGGCACACTTCTCGCCACCTTCCCGAACGAAGCGATGGCGACCGGCGCGATGGCCCGCCTGCGGGTTGTCGAGGAAGAGAATCCCAAAGGCTATCGAGGGGTCTATAGTGTCGTCCGAGTCGAGATCGAGCGGCGCGGCGACCAGATCATGCGCCGCCGGACGAAATTCAAAGAGCATGCCCGGCCACGGTCGGACGTGAAGATGGCGATACTCAGACTATTAGGAGCCAGTCATGCAGACAGGAATCCTCAAGCCGCCCCGGACCTGCAAGGCCCGCCAGTACAGCGACCAGATGATGTGTGGTCCCTGCGGGCTTTCCTGGGATACGAACGACAGCGATCCGCCGATCTGCCCGTTTACGGAGATGCCGGGTCCTGAGAATGACGCGGCCCGCATCCAGTGGGCCGACGCCGAGGCGGACAGGTTGGCGGCGGAAGTTACTTCCACGCCTCCCTCTCCTCCATTACCGGAGCCGCGAACGCCGGAAGAGAAAATGGTTCGCGAACACATAGACCGGGCATTGTCGAACCTGGAGTCCGGTCGATTACGCGGAGAAGATACATGCTGAACAACACCAAGCCCATCTCGGGCAAGCCGCCGCAAGTCGTCGCCAGCGGCGGCGATTACCGGATCATCCTACACGGCGGCGGGCTCTACGAGTTCCAGAATGTCAAGACGGGCCAGAAGGCCGCGATGCTGGAGTCCGTCGCAGCCTTCATGCTCAACGAACTGGCGCGGCGCGGCTGGACTGGCGATGAGCCGGTCGGCAAGTACCTCGCGGAAAATGCGCAGGCGTGTCTGGTCCAGCTTACCGAACTGGCCGAGGACCCGAACAACCTGGACGAGCATGTCCGCGAAGGCATGGCCGATCTGATCAATCGCGCCGCCGCCGAGACAGCGCAGAGCCTGTCGATCCCGGACGCAGACGGGCGAATCCTTAAGTCGGATTCCATCGGCCTGTTCTTCGAATGGCTCGACCAGAAGCACGCCGCGTTCATGGACCTGGACAATGATGTCATCGCGCTCACCGTGCGGGACTTCATCCGGGCGATGGAGGAGCGCTACGGCCAGATGTGGCACAGCTACCAAGCATCCAAGGCAGCGTGCGAGGTCGCGGAGCCGAGAATGACTGCGCCAGATGGCGAGATGCACCAGGATTTCGTACTCTATGGCGAGGTCGCGATGTCCGATAAGCCGGTCGTGAACGCCGAGGCCGATCCGAAGATGGAACTGGCGCGCAAGCTCGCAAGCATATCGCACAACGATAAGTACGATGTGTGGCTGGCGGTCGGGCTGAACATCTTCCAGGTCTTCAAGGGCCACGAGGACGGCTTGGGCCTGTGGCACGAATGGTCGAAGTCGGCGCGCAACTATGACGCCAACCGGCTCGACCGACTCTGGGTCGCCTTCGGGCAGCAGATCGACGACCTGCCAACGGGAAAGAAGTAACTTCCATGACTGACAGCACTATCTGCGAAACGCAGAATCCACCGAGGTCGGACATGGCGTCCCTGCCTCGGTTCCGCATCGGCCTGACGGGCAAGCGCAACGCGCGTCCTGTGTTCACCCGCGACTTCACGAAGGTCGAGGCTGCGGTAGAGCGCATGACATCCTGGTCGATCTCGATTCCACGCACCATCGCGGCACATGTAGCCTCCCTGGTCAAAGGACGGCCCGAAGAACAACGGTTCGTGATCTTTGTCGCCGCGTGGAACGCCTGCATCAATCGATCTCGCCCTGGTCCGTTCCCGTTCACCCACGACTATACGGGTTATCTGATCGCGGTACGCAAGGATTGCGAGGAGATCAGTGCCGCTGCGCTCAAGGCTCACCAGCTTTGGATCGAACGCGTCGGTACTAGAAATGTTCACCCCGAACCGTGAACGGAGCGTGAAATAGCCCTACAAGCTCCTAGGAGCCTCGCTGGTGAGTTTTGGGGTCGCCCACGTAGGTCAGGGCGACCCCACCCCTCAGAGCCCTATGCTACACCGGTCGCCGGGGCGCGGCGGGGCCTAATAATCCAGACCCTGAGATCGCCGCAGCGCCCGCTCCAACCGCGCCGTCTGGGTGGCGAAGCTGTCAGGGTGCGTGTCGCGGTAATGGTATGGGTCCGTCAGGTGCTCGGCCAGGGCCTTCTCCCGCAGCGCGATCTCCGCGTCCGACCGGCGACCGCTGGCGACCTGGATCGACAACCAAAGCTCGGCGTGGCTGACCAGGGCCTCGATAGCGACCGGGTTGCGGATGCACATCTCCAGGTGGGCGTTATAGACCTCGGTCGAGATGTAGCGGAACTGGACCATGCAGTCGGGGCAGCGGTCGGCCTCCGGCGTCACGTAGGACAGGCGCATCTTGCGCTTGAGCAGGACCCCCTCTCTCGGCTCGATTAAACTCAAGTCGATGTAGTAGTCCTCGCCGTTGGTGAAACGGTTGGAATAGTCGGCGGGATCGAGTTGCAGCGATCCTGATGGCGTGGCGTCGCCGAAGATCGCGTTCTCGCTGATGCCCTGGAGTTCCTTGCTGCCCTCGTACACAGCGCCGAAGCGCATGTAGGGCTGATCGGCGATGCCCATGAAGCAGGTCATCTTGGCTCGGACATTGGTGGTCATGGTAATACCCCTCTCTCGGCTCGATTAAAAACAAAAAGGCCCTGAGTGCTGGAATCCCAGCAAACAGGGCCTTAGTCTAGGGAGGTAAGCCGGGTCGAAATCGGCTCGCCGATCTCCTACCTACTCTGAGTCGCGGTTTCCGGCAAGACTATTCGCTTGACGTAGGCTTGGCAGGCGGCGAGCTTGCGGATGGCGTCGTCGCCATCGTTGACGATGGTGATAATTCGCTGACCAGCCGCTGGGTCAATGTCGCATCGGTAGGTGTCATGAACCACGGGTCCGGCGCTGGAGGCTTTGGACACGGAATTGCCACAGCTTGGATGGGTCGAGGCGATTGACAGGCGGCGAGCACCATCGGCAACATCAGCGCGAAGCTGATCATTCTGGGTCTGAGCATCTTGCAAGTCCTTGTATCTTGCCGCGCTGTCGGCCTGAAGGTCCGCGACCTCCTGTTGAAGTTCCTGAAGGTTCTTCGCCGAGGCGGCTGCGGCAGCGTCCGAAACAGCCTTTTGGTCGGCCAGGGCCTTCTCCTGGTTCTGCGCGATGATCGTGTTGTAGTGGTTGCTGTCGATCTGGTGCGTTGCGAATGCCGCGCCTGCCGCGATAAGCGCGCCCGCGATCAGGTAGGCCCACCAGCTTCCGAACAGTCCTGACAGTAGCGATCCCATTATCGGATTCCTCTTCGTGCATGTTGCCGCATGAAGTCTAGTATCTCGCGAAGGATGTCCGCTGCGGTCTCGGTCCCTCTTACGTTGCGCTCCTGGATTACTCGGACCACTTCGGTCTCTGACCTGATCTCTGCCATCGCGGCGCGAAGGTCGCGGATAGCGGAAGTTAGTTCCCTGATCGCGCTGGTGTCGGCCAGGGCGGCGCTGATGACAACGGCGTCACCACTTGGCCGGGCGGCGGGCTCATCCTCCCTCCGCTTTGACGTGTACCCTTTGAAAGCAGCGAACCCCGCCCCGAGGAAACCCCCCGTCGCGAGGAAAATCTGAACCCAGATCGGGAGATGTTCCGACAACTGTTCCATCGCCGGAACCTCCGGTTACTTAGGCATGGGCTATATTTCCCAGCCGCCGCAGCTTTGCACGCTCGTCGGCGACTCTTGCGTCGGATGATGCCCTATAGACATTGTAAATGTCCAGCACCGCGAATACTGGGTAAACCGCTAGGCCGAGGGAGGCTTTCCCTCCATTCGCCAAGGCGAAGCTCAGTAGAATCCACATGAGCATTCCGCAGGCCGAAGTAACGGCCCGGATATGCGGTGTCGGTCGCCACGCACCATTGACCGCCAGGGCCATCAGCCGCATGACCGCGAGGACGAGGCACATGGCACCCCACTGGGCCTCGGTCGTCAGCCGCAGAAGCCCGGCGAAGCTCTGATCGAGGATGCCGGGATTGAAGATCGTCAGGACCCCCCAGTTGAAGAGGATCGTCGCCAGCGCCCACTCCGTCACCCGGAGTTGGAAGGTTTTATGGAAACGCAAGATGATCATCTCAGTATCCCGAAAGTTCATGGCGACGACCCTCAAACAACTCAGTGGAGTATTCTGTTCCTACTCCGCGTCGGTCCAAACATTCGGTGTCTGATAGCCGGTCGTTAATCTGGCCTGAACCTTAGCGGCGACTTCTTGCTTAGTAATAACGCCGTCCCGATTTGTGTCAAGCCCGGCATTCTCAGAGTATTGGAGGCCGTCATGGAAAATAATACTGTCGTCCGGCTCCCCGATATACTTGGGCATCAGGATGCTCATGTAGAGATCGCTCAGTAGCGGGCTCGGGACCTGTAGTTTACGGAACATCTTGAAGTACCGAAACACATAATCCAACTGTTTAACCGCCGACATCGCGGCCAGGGCGTCTGTCGTAGTTCCCAGTTCTTCTGCGGTACTTGCCATAAATTGAATCAGTCCGGTGCCCGAGCTACCGGCACGGTTGCGAATCGAGGGATCGAATGTCGCCCCGGTCTCGAACGCCATGCACGACATGACCTTGGACGCCATGAGGCCGTTGCCGTCCTCCCAGCCCATGTCAGCGATGCCCTGGTCGAGACGGTCGCGGAATGCCTGATCGACCTTGTTGCCCCAGGCGATGATACGGCTCATTGCTGATCTCCAGTGTTGCAGTCGGGTTTCTTCATAACCCGAGCCGCGATTGAGAGGACGATCAAGACGAGCAGAAACAGCTTCATGTACTGCGGCGGGATCACCCGCTTGATCTCCTCGGGATAAGTGGCCCAGGCAGCGGTCACTGCCCCGGCTACCGCCATCCAGCGCATGGACCACCAGCGCCAGAAGTCTCTCCAGTCCTCGACTATGCGGGGCTCTACAACGGTCCTGATCCAGTTCATGGTGTTTCCCTCTTGGAAGTTACTTCCGCTATTCGAAGATGCACGTCCTCACAAGGGCGATCCCCGGCATCAAGGTCTCGCGGACGACCATAGCCACCAGCAACGGCGGTGGCGGCGGCGCATACAGGGTCTCGCGAACGACTGTGCTAACGGCCACGGGCGTCACGGATGGAGAAGCCAGGGTCTCGCGAACGACTGTGCTAACGATATTGGATGTCATGATGCCACCTTGAAGCCGCTCTTAGCGGCGTTGAGGTTCGTGGCGGTCCACGCAATCGAGCCGTTCGGATCGGTTGTGAAGTAACTTCCCATCCACTGATAGGTCGCCAGCGGCTGGGTCGCCGCCGCCGAGCCCGTCGAATCAGTCGTGCTCGACTTCGTGTTGAGCGTGACGGTTCTCGCACCAGTGTCGCTGTCGCGCATATACGCCTTGACCGATGTTGCGTAGATCACACTGGCCGACGCGCCAAGGTTGGCGAACGTGTAGAGGTCTTCGTTGCTGACGGTGGAGGAAGTGACATAGGAATAATCGCCGCCATAGAAGCACGGCGTCGGCTGCTGATTTACTTCAAAGGTGTTATTGTTGACGCCGGTCAGCGTACCCCAGATGCACCAGTCGTTCTGACCCGTCGTCACGGTGGGACAGGTTCCCGGAGCGCCAGAGGTATATGTGTTCGCGGCCTTGACGCCGTTAGTCGAGGCATCGGCCACGAACATCGCCACGGACGTATCGGTGATGAAGCCGATCCAGTAGGAAGTGCCGCCCGTCAGCGCGAGCGGCGCAGATAGCGTGCTCGTCAAAACCGTGCTCGCGGTAGCGCCCACCGTATCAACAGATGCCGAGGCAAGCAGAGACTGGGCATTCGGCGTCCCGGCGTTATCCGCGTAGACCACAGCCTTGAACTTAGCCGCCCCGGAGGTAGCCGCCATCAGGGCGTTGATAGCGGTGATAGACGCACCGCCTGCGGGAGCCGTCACCTTGCGCAGATATAGTTCGTTAGCGCCCGGCGCGTTCGTGGTGGTGACTGTCGGGAACCAGGAGCCTAGGGCAGCAGCGCCGACCGTGAACTGGACAGCGCTGTCCGCCGTCGCGAACTCAGTGTCCACGACAGGCATCGTCAGGAACGGAGTGCCGGTATCATCGCCGACGTAGAAGTTGTCGAAGATGAATTTCGCGCTGCCTGTCGAGGAGCCGGTCACAACGCCAAGCTGGACAGACCGCCATGACCCGACTGTCGTATTCTTGAAATCGCCCGTGCCGCTCGCGACCAGCGTGTTATCCAGATAGAGCGAGAACGCACCCGTATCGCCGCATACAAAGTCCCAGGACACATGATGAGTCGAGCCCACGGCCACGGCCACGCTGGTCGCCACTGCGGTCGCGCCGCCGTTCTGCGTGAGCACGATTTGCCCGGAGCTATTAACGCCGACGCCGCCCTGGATAGCGCCCAGGTTGTCGTAGAACGTCACCATGTTGTATTGGCGGTCGGGATAGGCGGGAAGCTGGAACCACAGCCCGCCGACCGCCCGCGTGTAGTTCGTCCCGGTGTCCCGTTTGAGGAAGCTGGAGTTGGACGAGCCCTGATCGAATCGGATCGCCTGACCGCGACCCGTCAACCCGGCCACGATTGAGACCGTCGCCCCGCTAGTGAGCCCGACTGTATTCCACTCGCCGGTCAGGAGCGCCGTGATCTGCGCCGTCGTGAGCACGGTGCCGAGCGGTGCAGCAGGCCCGTACTTGTCGAACCCATCCATGAGGATGACGTTTGCGGTTGTCATTTTACAGCCTCGTCAGCAGGAGGGTCAGGTTGAGGTCTTGCAGCGTGGCGTCCGAGGTCGCCTGTGCGTAGACATCGATGTAGTCACCGATGGCGAAATCGACCGCGACGCCGCCGACAGTGGTGAAGCTGACGACGCCGCCGGTCGAGACCGTAGCCGTCGCGAACGTGGTGCCGTTCTTCTTGAGGTCCACCGCGTAGGAAGCAGTCGGGTTGCTGCCCACCTTGCCCACGCTACCGGCAAGATTGGCCGGGGCTTCAACCGCACGCGTCAGGCTCAGCCGGTACAGATGCTGTCCGCCCGGCACGAAGCCCAGCACATAGATGCTGAAGTCGTAGATCGTGTTGGCAGCGCCCGCCAAGGCAATAGGAATCCACTTCCCCGCCGCGAGATCGGTAGCGAAGGTGCCGGACGTGTGCGAGATCGCGCACGAATAGGTGCTGCCGTTGATCTGGACGAACGATGCAGGTTGGTTGGAAGTGTAGGCCGTCGCGGTCGCCCAGTTGACCAGGGTCCCTAGCGGCGTGGTGCCCGCCGTAGCTACAGGTCCCCATTTTCCGGCCGCGAGATCGGTCGCGAACGTGCCTGCCGTGTGGTCGGTCAAGCACACATAGCTGGAGCCGTTGTAGCTCACGTAGCTGGCGGGCGGGATCGACGTGTAGTGCGTGCCGGTAGTCCAGACTGTCTGCGCCGTGAACGGCGTCTCGCCCGTGTCGATTTCCTTTACCCAGGCGTTCGAGGTCAGCCACCCGAAATACTGATTAGTGTTCTTGTCGTAGACGCGGAAGCCGTAGATCGGCGCGTAGAACTTCCACGCCGAATTGATGTAGGCGGCGATATTGTTGGCCTTCCCCGTCCATGCGCCGGTCGGGGCCGAGCCTACGACATATCGAGTGCCGTTTACCGGCGAGCCCGGCGGGGTATTGAGCCCCATCTGCTCGACCGCAGCCATGATGAGGCTGTCAAGCAACTCCAGGGCGTCGTTCGTGTCGCCGCCCCAACCGTTGTCGTGATCTGTCCAACCGTAGTACAGACCGAGAAACGGGCCGGGCGCTCCAGTAGGTCCGGGCATATCAGTCTCCCTAGTTGCCCCATCCGAAGCCCCAGTCATTGCCCCAGCCCGGACCACGGGCGACGCGAATGCTGTAGCTATCGAACGACTCGATGCCGTCTCTGGCGGCAACGATCTTGAATACAATGAAGCCGGGGAATCCGATAGCGCTATCTTCCGTAGCGTCGAATGTCCACGAAGTTCCGGTGATGCCTGTCTTAGTGTCGAGCAGCGACCCGCTGGTCCCGTCGTAGATGTAGATCGTGACGGTCTGTCCGGCCTCCGGCGAGATCGACGCCTCGGTATGGCTGATAAGCTGGTCCAACTGGGTCAAGCGATTCCTGTTGGCCCACGAGAACGTGAAATCGTTGATGATGTAGTCCGTGAAGGTCAGCGCGGGCTTGTCCTGCGCCACGCTGTATTCGTCGGTCCACTGCACCCGCATGTTGCCCGGCACGTAGGGCATATTCTGCCGGGCCGCGATGGTCACGGCATCGGCGTCTGCGATGTTGACGTTGAGGATTCCCGTCAGGGTCCGCGACAGCATCTTGACGGAAACAACTTCCGAGGCACCGTACTCCTGGTGGTCCGTTCCCTGCGGGCCGTCGCTGTACCAGACTATCGCGCCAGAAGTGTGCTGCTTCGGCAAGGTATCTGCGCAGCCGCGAGCAATCGTTAGCACGAGACCGTCAATGGCCGTGATCTCGATGTATTCGCCATTGATGTAAGCCCCATCGCCGACACTCGGCGCGAGACCGAACGGCATGGAATCGACCGTCATGGTCGTGTCATAGAAGTCGATATCGCCGACCAGGGTCGAGTAGCCGGTGAAGTCGGCGTTTCCCCGGTCTTGGAAGTTAATTCCGTCCGTTGCGGACATGAATACATAGTTCAGCGTCGAACCGTTCGGCTTGGCCCCCATGCCCAGGACCGCGCCAGATGAGGCAGGAAACGCCTCTCGGTCAGCCGGGCTCAAGTTCCTCGCCAGATCGCGGTAGTTGGCCTCCAGCACGACCCTGGTGTCGATACGCAGGGGCTGGCGTGTCGGCGGTGTCCAGCTATTGGTCTCCGGCTTCTGGTAGCCGGTCGAGGGCATGCCGAATACATCCTGCGCCGCGCCTACCGTGATCTTGCCATCGGTGAGGCTCGAATCCTTAACCGACGCGGCGCGCAGGATCATGTCGCTGATGCCGCGCTCCGGTGCTGAAATGCGAAAGGGCATGCCAGGATAGATTTTCCAGCCGCGCCGGTCGAAAGTCAGGTTAAAGTTCTTCGCACCCGAGGTCGCCACCCGTAGGTCCCGCAGCGCGATCCTCTCGGCCAGGGCGAACGTCGCGATGCCGTCGTACTGGGTTGTCACGCTGTTGACAGCGCCGCCGTTAGCCTGGATAGCGCCGAGGCTGTGCGCTCGCGCCTGCGCCTGCTTGCCCTTGTCGAGCGGGTTGATGTACTGGACCACGACCTCATTGATGGCGACAGTGGTGCTGCCGTCCGCCGAATCGTCGATGGAGAGGAGCCCAGAGGTTGCATCGAAGACCGGGAGATCGCCGGGAATGTAGTCGCCTCGGATCAATCGGATCGACAGCAGGCCGGTGCGCCGGTCGGTGAAGATCGAAGCGCCGATATGATTGACCACGGTCTGCACGAAGGCGTTGAGATCGGTCTGCCGATTCCACGCCAAGCATAGCCCGAAGTTCTCAGAGCAGAGCGTGTTCGCAGCTTCGATAAAAGAGGGCTCGTCAATAAGCGCTGGGTCCAGGCCGCGACCCCAGTCTGGATTCGTGGCGCACTCGTAGATGATGTGCGCCGGATTCATCGCCCGGATCGCGCCGTTCTCGCCCGTGACACCGGGCAGGACGATCTCGGCCTTGGCCGGATACCACGGCGTGTTGTTCACCCAGCCCGCTTTGTTGCGCACGACCCGGAACTTCCACGCCTTGGGGTACGGGTTGTTCGAGCAGACTTGGCCGGAGTACCAGAACGTATGAACGCCCCTGAAGTCCGGCACGAGTCCGCCCAGTTCCGTTTTGATGCTGTCGGGATAGACCTGCGCCGCGTCGCCAGGGAAAGACTGCCACGACCCGACGATGCCGCCTTCGCCCTTGTCGCCGCCAAGCAGGTCCGGCGAATCAAAGGAACCGGAAGCCGCGCCGTCGATCTCACCGTCATAGAGCTTAACGTCGCCTACCAGGATTTGCAGGATCGCGTCCAACGGGCCGCGCCCCAGCCCCATCTGGATATCGAAGTAATACTTATAGCCGGTGGTTACGCTTTGCGACTTACCCACGGCGCTTCCTCCCGGCCAGGGCGGCTTTCCGCTTGTCGCTATCGGCCTTTGCCGCAGCGGCCTTGCGGCACCGTACGCGGGCCTGCTCGGTTACACGCAAGATCAAGTGATCTCCGGTCGCCTCGAATTGGCTGGCCCAGTAGCCGTGAAACACGAAGTGGTCCCAGGTGAAGCCGTACTCAGCCGAGTGCTTCTTGATCCACTCGCGACAGCCCGACATGCAAAGATCAAGCGCCCGAACATCCTGGATAAGCACCAGCGGATCGGTCGGGTCCATCGGGTCCTTGGAAGTTACTTCCGTCATTTCTTGCCGCTCGACGATTTGATCGGGGTTGTGGTGAAGTTACCATACCAGAGCACGGACCAGTCTGGTATCCAGACATCGCCAAATACTACGATCTCGGGCGTTCCTTCGTCCGGCTGGGGGAACTGGAAGTCGCCCAACTGTGCCGGAGGATTGGACTGAGGCGGCTTAGCCGTCAGCGCCGTGATGGCGTAGGACGCGATGAGGAGGACCAAAGCCCATACGAATTGCATTCAGCGTCTCCTAGAAGACCGGATCGCCGTCGAAGGGACTCCGACCGGGCATGTGCGCGAATCCGCCATAATTGGGTAGATTACTATGATCGTCATTGCAACCCTGTCGGCTATGATCGCAGCCGATGAAGGCCGTGATTGTCATTCCGACCGCCAGACCATCGGTCGAGCCCAGCAGTGTTACCGTGGTGCCGGTGTGCTGGTCGATGGACCTGGACTCCATGAGCGTCCCGACGATGGGCCACTCGACGTAACCGCCGTTGAACTTCCCGTCGCTCATGGTCGCGAAGTTGTCGGCTGTGATGGAATCGCCAGTCAGCGCAGTGATAACGCACGAGACAGGAACCTTCACCGCCTTACAGGTCGTCAGCGAATAGAGCGGATGCGGGCACTGGCGCTCGTAGCACAGCCGGAGCCCGCCGACACTAAAGCTGGCAATCACCGCGTTGCATAGAAGCTGGGCCTCTCCGTCTTGCGGCACCTTGCGCGACGATACCGTGCCCATCCAATGGATCGGCGCGTCAGTATCGCCGTAGTGCAGCGCCCGGATCGTCACGTTGACCTTGGTTGACGGAGGCGTGGCCGTGAAAAGCTGGGAGACTGCGTTCAAGAACGGTACGGTGATCGTGATCTCGTTGTCCTCGCTGCCCCCGCTGATCGTTACGCCGCCATCGGAAATAGCTTCCGCGACGTAGGTCGTGTTCCCGTAGACCGGATGGTTGTAGACGATATCGCGGTCGGACGTGTTGAAGAACCAACCCCGGCCATTGCTCGGCAGTACGCCCTGGACAAACTCGTACAGGAAGATCGGCTTACCGTCCTGGTTCGAAATCTCAATCGTATCGAAGCTCATGCTTGCACCGAATAGTCGCCGACGATTACCACGTTCTCCAGCACATCGTGATCCGCGTTGCTGGCACGACCGCCAGACTGGATATTGTGGAGGATCGAGAAGTCGAATAGGCTCACACTTTCGGGCGCGCTGTAGGTCTGATCGATCGCCGTGCCGTGCTTGGCGCTGGTGATGATGAATCTGGCGCTGCCGAGGCTGTCGCAACGGATGCTGACGTGGAAGTCGAACTTCACGCCCGTTACCGGCTGACTGTCGATCTCCGGGAACGAGAAGATATGCGTCGTTCCATTAGCCGTGATCCTGACATCAAAGGTGTAGTCCTGGTTAGTAGCGCCGACGCCGATACCGGCCTTGGTAACGCCGACCTCGACCGCCATCGTATTCACTGATGGCACCCAGCCCGGAACGCCTCCGGCGCATCCCTGCTGTGCAACCTGCTTGCCGATATCCGGGATGATCGTGCTCTTCACGGTGTTACCGCAGATAGCATTCGTGTCCGTGAAAAAGCTCATATCCCAGTCGATTGTGTACGCGATCCCCGCGCGGTCGGGCCTACGGTTGTCGATCAGAGCCAAGCTATTGCGGATGAAGCCGTAGAGCGGCGTGAACGTGCTACGCGTGAAGGCCCACCGATACTGCACACCGCCGAGCGATGAGTAGGTCTGGTGGATATAGGAGATATGATCCTCGGGCGGGACAGAGTCGTCCTCTAGCCACGAGAAGCCGAACGGGAAGGCAATCGTCGAGCAGGCGTTCGGGCCTGCGTTCGTTAGGAACAGGGCCGGGACGAAGCCGCAGCCATCCGTCAGCATAGTGTAGTTGACCAGGGCAGGCGGGTCCCAGTCCGGCGCGTCACGGTCATAGGAGATCGCGCTGATATTGGCCGAGATCGTGGATACGCCATGGCTTTCGGTCAGGTGCGCGATCTGCACCGAGTCCTGCGCCAGCCGGGAGTATTGCATGAAGCTGATCTTGCGCACCGTCTCAGCAGTCAGCGTGTAGCCAACTTCGCTCTCGAACGTCAGTACCTCGAAATCATTATCGCCCGAGCCCGTCGCCGACGTGATCCGCAGGAACATGCGGTCGCCGCTATGCAGGAAGATCACGATGGTATCGCGGCCCTCGACCGGGAAGCCCAGAGTCGAGTAGCCGGTCCACTTGACCTTGATGGAGGTCGAATCAGGCGTGGCATCCCCGGCCAGTTCGAAGTCCGCGCCGAATGTCGGCATCCAGAAGCCGGTAAGCTGGCCCTTCAGGAAGTAAAGCATGTCACGGATCGCAGCGTGATCCTTGCGGCCCATGGGCACCCAGGTATGAGTCTGCGTGCCGAAGCCGCGACCCGACACATCGGTATAGCGATAAACGCCGGACTCGTTGTCGAGCGTGTTGATGGTTCTGGCGAAGCCGCCCGCGAGCCCGTCTCTCCAGTTCGGCTCGCGGACCAGGACCGGGAAGCCCTTGTAGCTGTCAAACCCCTCCTGCCCGGTCGATGCCCAGTCCTGCTGATCGGTCGAGACGAACCGGATCGTGCTGGTCCTCGCGGCGGAACTAACATCCGTGAACTGGGGCTGCTGTTCGATCTTGGCGCGGAAGCAGGGGAACAGCCGCGAGCCCTTGGGCCAAGCGTTCACGAGACCGCCGTCAGTGACGATATGGAGCAATCCGTCGTCGCCCAGCCCGGCCTCGAATAATTCATAGGCCCCAGGGCCTTCGCCAAGCAGCACACAGGGGCCTCCGGTGGAGGGGCCTGTGGTAGGCACCACCAACGGGGCAAACTCGCTGTAGACCCCCTCCACGGCGATTGTGGTGGCACCAGCGGCCAGGGGCGTTGTGATGACCTCGACGTTATGGAACAGCGGGACGTAGAAATCGCTCGCCCCAGCAGCGTGAATGAGCAGATCGTAAAACACGCGGTCGGGGCCGAAGAGCACGAGATCAAGGTCGAAGCTACGGCGCGGCGACAGGCGCAGCATCCGGCGCTGCTCGGCAGCGGTGCCGTTCGAGCCCTGCCGCAGCGCCTGCAACACGGCTGTCTTCCACTCAAGCGTCTCCAGCACTTGGTTTGACCAGTCAGGCCGGATCGAAAAGACGGGCAGGTTGTCGATGCTCATCAGTTCTTGATCCCTAGAACCTTGCGGATCGTCTCACGATTGGAAACGATGTGCGTGATAGTCACCTTCTCACCAGCGGAGGACGCCGAGACCTTGTGGATTTCCTGCGGGTCGAGCACGAGAACCTGCTTCAGCGCCGTGCCGTCGCCGCCCTGCGAACCGCCCGGCTTCAGCTTGCCCCGGTTCCTCGGATGATAAGGATCGTCCTTGGTCAGGACGGCCTCGCCCAATTCCAGGATCGTGGCGCGTTCGTTGTCCGCCAGACCGACGCCGGGCGTCCCGCGATGATAGCGCGGCGCGTTGGCGAACAGCGCCGGGTCCACGGCTCGGCTCATGCCGCCGCTGAAACCAATGGCGTCCGTGCCGCCGTGGGCGATGCTCGCCAGGAAGTCGGCATAGGCCGAATCGCTGATGCCGCCAGCCGCCGCACCGGCACCGGCACCGCCGCCGCCGAAGAACAGCGACGCGACAGCGCCGCCGAAGCCGCCGCCCGAGTTGGCTGCGCTCGGGCTGATGCCGAGGGCACTCAGGATTTCCATCTTCAGGATCGCCTCGGCGATGTCCTTCAGCAGCCCGGCAAAGAAGCTCGCCGCAGCCCGGCCAAGGTCGCTGAATGCGTCGCCCCACTTCTCGGTCCCGGCAATGGCATTGCCAATCGCCTGACCTGCGGAGTCGAAGGCGTTGACGCCCTCGGTTGCGACCGCCTGATTGATCGTAGCGCCCAACGCCTCCACGTCCTTGTTGACATAGGTCGTCTGGGTGTTGAGCAGCTTCAGCTTCTCCAGCAGAGCGTCATAGGCCGTCGTATCCTGCCCGGTCGCCGCCGCGAGATCGCGCTGGCCCTGGATAAGCGCCGTCAGCGATTCGATCTGCGCCTTTATGGCCGGTGCCGTCTTCTCGTAGGCTTGCTGCTTGCGCTGCTCCGCCTCCTCAGTCGTGATTGATCCCTGCTGGGCCAGCGCGTCCTCGGTCTGCACGAGGTCATTGCGCTCCTGGATCAGATTGTTGACCTTCTGGAGTTCGGCGGCGTCGATCTGCTGCTGCGCTTTGCCCAGAACCGAGTTCGGGCCGGTCGCGGTAGCGGCGCTGGCGATAGCATTGTTCTTCGCAATGAACGCCTGTCCTTCCGGCGTGCCAGCAATGGCCTTATTCGCCGCCGCGTAGTCGGCAGCGGCCTTCGCGGCATCAGCCGTCTTCTTGCCGAGCGTGTCGGTTAGCTGGTTAACCTGCTTCAAGGCTTCAGCCGCCGAGATAACACCATCCTCGTACTGCTGGATAGTCTCGCCGATCCCGGACTTCTGCGCAGTCTGGAGCGTCGTGACCGAGGACTCCATGCCCTTCAGGATCGCGGAAATAGCTTCCGCCTGCGCCTGGAGACCGGCGTCCTTCAACTTCTGGACGAAATCAATGACCTTGGGATCGGCCTGCGCGGCAGCGCCAAGCGAGGCGGCAAACTTCTCGCCGTCCGCCGCGATGCTCTTGATCTTCGGGACCAGGAGATCGTTCGCCTGCTGAACCTTCTGGGCGTACTGGACAGCCGTGATCTGGCGAGCCGCCAGTTCGTCAGCCGCAGTCTTCAGCAGATCAGCGCGAGTCTTCTCGGTCTCGGCAAGCTGGTCCTCGTAGAACTTCAGGGTGGCGGCATTCTCAAGCTGGGCAGTCTGGGCGGCGAGTTGGGCTTTCGACGCGGCCACCAGCTTCGGGTCAGCACCGTTGCGGGCAAGCTGATCGATCTGGTCGCCCGTGATCTTAGCCTGCGCCTGGATCGCGGCCAGTCGCTGACCGAGTTGCGCGTCCTGCGCGTTCGCCGACGCCAGCAGCGAAGCCTGGACCTGCTGCTCAAGCTGAATGCGCTGCTCGGCATGCTTCTTGTCGAGTTCCGCCTGCTTCGCATCGACCTGCTGCTGGGCGTAGGACGCCGCCTCAGAGTCATTCAGGCCCTTGTTGTATGCTTCCTGGAGCGCAATCTTCTTGGTGAGGGAAATAACTTCCTTGTCATTGTTGTCCGAGATCGCCCGCTGAAGGTCAAGCTGTTCCTTCTGGGCCTCCAGGATGTCCTGCGCCCGCGAGCGCGCGGCATCGGTCTCGACGTTCGATAGCGGCCCTCCGCTGCCCTGCGGCGTACCATCGGGCGCGGGCTGAGTGTGATCGCCCGTGAAGCCGCCCGGCAGCATCCCGGCAGTCAGCCCGGCGCGATGGCTCAGAACCGTGCCAGCGGTGACGGGAGGAGCCGCGCTGCCGCCTTGGCCGAGCTTGACCTTGGCGTCAGAGAAAGCGCCTAGCAGATCGCGCAGGGCCTTGCCCATCGCTTCGAAGGCCGAAGTTATGATCTGGAAGAGCGGGCTGTTGGCAAGCTGGTCCAGGAAGTAGCGATAGGCGTTGCCAAGCTCGTGAAACGCCTCGGCCCACGGCCCGCGCGCCTTTGAGGCAGCGTCGCCGAACTTGCTGGACAATGCGTCAAGGGCCTCGCCACGGGCCTTCGTCGAGTTGTTCGCGTCAAAGTCGGCCTTGATCTGCTCGCGCTCGGCGGTCGTCAGGAAGTGAAGCTGATCGTCCAGGTTGGCGATGGCCTGATAGCCGCCCGTGAATCCCTGCGCCAGGGCCTTCGCGGCGGTCGGGATATCCTGTCCCGTTACCCGCGCGACATCGGCAGCGGCCTTGGCGAACTCGTCAATACGGGTCGGATCGATACCGGCCTTGAAGAACTCGGTGATTGTCTTGGTGGCGTCCGCTGCCGCCGCGCCATAGTCCTTCAGCGCCTGCGCGTTCTTCGCCAGGGCATCGGCGCTGTACTTGGCACCATCAACGGTCGCGGACAGTTCGGTGTTGAACTGCCGGGCGTCACTCTTCAGGTCGTAGATGCGCTTCAACGGCAGGAAGAGCAGGGCCAGCAGACCGCCGATGGCGGCGATCTCCGGTGCATACTTCACGATGTTGCTGAAGATGCCAGGGAAAATCTGCGCGATCTGACCACCCTGCTGGGCGATGACCTGAGTGACGTTAGTGCCGCTCGCAAGCTGCGTGAACACGTCGTTAAGCTGATAGCCGAGGTTCTGTAGCTCGTATGGCTTAAGACCGAGGAACTTGCCCGCCGGGTTGTTATTGCCCGCGATTGCCTTACTCAGCTTGTCGCTCGTGGTCGCCGAGGTATTGGCGACGCCGATCAGCCGATTCTGCGCAGTCGCCAGATCGTTCGTATCGATCCCGGCTTGCTCCAGCCGCGTGCTGAGAATCTTGAGCTTGTCCTGCTCATCGACCAGGGCGGCGCTGGTCTGCTTTAGCTGGGCCTGCGCTTCCTTCAGGTCGGTGATAAGCTGCTGGTCGGGCTCGGACGCATTGCGCACCGCCGCCGTGCGCGCATCGACAGCCGCCTTGGACGCGTTATAGGCGGAAGTTGCTTCCGCGAGTCGGGCCTTCTGATCCTCGAACTGCGAGATCAGCTTAGCCTGCGCCTGGACAGCAGCGTCAAGCTGCGACAGCCCGTTGATGGACTCCGTGTAGTTCCGCAGCGGCTTGTCGGCCTCACCGACCTGCGTAGCGATGGCCGCAACCTGCTCTTCCAGCCCGGCCAGGGTGGCGCGAGCGGCACCGCCGGGATCGATGATGCCGATGATCTGCTTCGCGAACGTCGAGGCTTCCTTGCCCGCGACGGTCGTGGCGTTGGCGAAGGCGTCCAGCTTTGCGCTGTTGGCGATGGCCGTCTCGCCGACCTTCTGGAACTCGACAAGTGCCTGCTCGGCCTTCTCGCGGAAGTCGAGGATCGCGGTGTCGCCACGGTTGAGCGCATCGGCCCAGAGGTTTACGTAATCGGCGGACTGGCGCAGGTTCTTGAACTCGGCGACCTTATCGCCCAGCGCCTGCGTATCTGCGAACTCCTGCTCGGCCTTGGCGACTCGCTTCAGGTTGTCGTCGAAGTCCACGAGCAGCAGGTTGACGGTCTTCAGCGCGCCGCCAAGCTGCATCGTCGTGGTCGCCAGCTTCGTCTCGGCGGCATCCACGCTCTTCGCATCCACGCCGATCTTGGCGAGCGCCGCTGCTGCCTTCTCTTCGGCGGTCGTCAGGGACAGCCGCTGCCGCTCAAGGCGTGTAACCGCAGCGCCAAGCTGGTTCAGGGCGTTGGACTGGTCCTTGGTGATCGTCTCGGAACCGGCCAGTTCGGTCGCGTAGTCGTGCTCAGCCGCTTTGGCCTTCTCGATGGCGACGGCGTTCTCGGCCAGGGCCTCGGTGCGCTTGTTGAAGGCGTCGATCAGTCCGGCCTGCGAGATCAGCTTCTCGCCGACCGACTGGAGATCGGCGAGCGAGGAAGTTAGTTCCTTGGCGCTGACCTCTCCACGCTCGAACGCACGGACCTGATCGGCAACCTTGTCGGTAAGGTTGGCGGTCGCGCGGGCAGCATTGTCGATGGTCTCCAGGCCCTGCTGCCGGGCCTTGATGATCAGGGTGGCTTCAGCTTGATTATTGGTCGCCATTGCCTCTCACCATCCTCAAGAAGCGCTTGAACAGATTGCTCTTGCGCCCTTTCTCGCCCCAGATGTCGTGGCTGAGATCGATCAGGATGGCCCGCTGGCCCATAAGCTCCATCTCGATTCGATCCGACTCGCGGGTCCGAACGATCCTAGCTTCATGCCACAGCCGCGCCAAGGGATACTTGTAGGCGTGACTGTGGCCTGCCGACAGGATCAGCGATGCGTCCTGCCTGACGCCCCAGTAGAAGCGTTCTAGTGGTGTGCCGGGGAGTTCTGCCGCAGGCTTTCCGTTACTGCGGCTAAGGGCAGCGAGCCTTTCAAGATCATCTCTGCCGCCGGGCTGACGATCTTGATCTTCGCGAGGCTCGCCATGAGGTTTTTTAGGCCACCAGATTCCTCCAGCGTCAGTTCGACGATGACCGCGAGGCATTCGATTTGCGCGGCCAGGGGGAGTTCTGCGGCCTTGTGGACCATGGCGGGCTCGCCCGCAGCGAGGGAAATAACTTCCGCGACCAGGGTCGGGACCTTCTGCACCAGGGCGAGCAGGAAGTCGGTCTGGTGGCGCTCCGTGAACACCGCGCCATGGGCGAGCTTGAAAAGCTCATAAGCCTGCGAGATGTCTTCGAAGTTGTGCGTGAACAGCTTGATCAGGGCGTCAGCGCCGATCCCGCGCAGCGTGACCTTGGCCTTACGATTGAGCGTCACTTCCTGAGTGATCGGCTCATATTCCGCGAGTGACATCGTTACCTCCGCGATAAAGAAAAAGGCGGCGACGGGTCGAGCCCACCGCCGCCTCTACTCAGTCCAGACGCCGGTCGATCAGTATTTGATCACCTTGTCGGTCGTGCTGTTCAGCTTCAGGCACTCGACCGAGAACGTCATGACGGCCCAAGCGTCGCCCTTCAGGGCGTAGTTGCCGTTCGGGCTGATCTTGACGTAGGGCAGGTAGTAGTTGCGGTTGGTGCCGACCGCGTTGTCCGCCACGAAGCGGATGGCCCCGTAGATCGACTTGCCCTGAGACAGGATGCGAGCGACGGTCTGGTCGGTCGTATCGTAGGTGATCGTGATGGCGTCGCCGTCATGCACGTCTCCCGCGTCGGGATGCAGGTAGACCCGGCCAGTGACCAGATCGACATCGTAGTCGCTGGTGCTGACCGTGGCGTTCGCCGTGCCGCCCGTCAGGGTGGCGCCAGAGACCGACAGGTTGGTGCCGGACTTCGCCAAGGCGATGCTGTTGCCCGCGACGCCGCCATTGTTGGCGTGGATCGTGATGACGTTGCTGGTGCCCGTGGCGTTCACGCCGAGGGTCGCCGAGTGCAGGTTGACGTAGGCGAGCAGCGCCTGGGCGCTGGCGACGTTATCCGCACCGATGACGATCTCACCGGCAGTCGGGCCGGAGACGACATAGGTGATGGTGGTCGTGCCGATGGTCACGGTGTCATTGGCGACCACGTTGCCGACCGCAACAGTCACGGTGCCGGACGCCTTGGTGCCGTTGTCGTTCGTGATCGAGGTCACGCCCGCCAGATGGCCGAAGCCTTCCGGCTGGTCGGCGGATACGCCCAGTTGGATGTAGGTTCCGAGCAGGACGGAATCGGCGACCTGGGTCTGGCCGGTCATGGCCGTCAGGACAACCGTGTCCTTGATGCCGAGCCACCAGAGCGCGAGATTGTCGTCCTGGATGTTGTCGCAGGTCAGGGCGAACTGCACGTCGTTCTGGAGGTTGACGGACGCGTCCTTTTCCTTGGACGCATAGTCCGAACCGTAGTGGTCCAGCGTGGTGACGTTCTGGGTCGGCTCGAAAGACGGGGTGTTGCCGAAGTAGCGCTCCCCGGTCTTCGTCTTGGTGTTGTCCAAGAATCGATCGAAGTAAATCTTGCCACGCCCGACTGTATAGTCGTTGTCAACCTCGGCCATTGGTCATCTCCTCACTGTAGCGCCCACGGGGCGGCTGGGTCGAATACAAACTCGATTACCACGGGCAGGTAAAAGAAGGCCGTGGGCGAAACATTTGCCTCTGCGGGTCTAACCGCTCCCTGCACAATCGTCAAGCTCGATATCATCTGCTGGCCCGAGAACGTGCCAAACATGTAATCTGCCGGGTACAAAGGGTTGCCCTGACGGTCGATAACGGTCGCCCGGCATATTTCCTGCTCGACCATGGCCTTCAGGACATAGGCCGAGTCGGTGGGGTGCGGCGCGTTGTCGTCCTCGGGCATGAAGCCCTGGACCAGGAGGCCGAAGCTCTCTTTTCTGACCCGCTTCTGGTCGCCGACATAGATACCCTCGGGCGGACGCGGAACCTCTAGCAGCGAGACGAAGGGTGGCTTGTGGCCCTTCTCCATCCCGTAGACGGTGCGACCGCGAAACACCTTATTCCGCAGGTCGTAGGCATAGGGCTGCTCGGTGCCCGGATCGTTATTGGTGGGGTTGATCCGCTCGACCAGGGTCGTGAGCTTCTTGATGATCTGTAGCTGCCGAGAGTCGAGGACGGTCATGATTTACCGAGCAGTTGCCATTGCCGAAGGAACTCCAGGCTCACGTTCCTCAAGATCGCGGGCGTATCGCGAGTCGCGACATCGCGCAGCACTTGGTTCACGGACGGCCCATAGAGCAGCCACACGTTGTCGCCGGGCCTGTTGCCCCTGGTCAGCCGAACTGCACCCTGCGTATTGGCGAGTCGCTCGCCGGGCTTCAGCCGGATTGCCAGACCGAGGTTCCCGCCGTCATCGGTGCCCGCGCGCAGGTTGACCAGGAAGGCGTTCTTCATGAGCTTGATGCGCCCACGATGGACCTGTACCTGGACGCCGCCCTTGCCGCCTACAACGGTCCCTGGTAGCGCGAAGCGGGCGAGGGAGGTCGCACGCTGCCTGCCCGTGATACGGGCCTCCAGGCGCTGGGGAGTGGCGCGCTGCGAGAAGTAAAGGCGGTCCTGGTTCACGTAGCCGGTCGGAAAGGCAACCTCGTCCTGGATATCGGTACGGAGGATCGCCAAGCCGGAGCCTCCGGCCACGTCGTTCAGAGCGCGGCTGGCGGCTTGATTGGCACGGTCGGGGATCGCGGCGAAGAACCGCTCGTATTCGCCAAGTCCTTCGGCCTCAACCTTCACGCTCATCACTCGTCTCCCGGCTGGAGAGACTGGGGCATGTGGGAGACCTGGAAATAGATGTTCTCAGGTCCGTCAGGCTGTAACTCGGCCTCCAGCTTGAACCGGGCGTTGTCGTAGCCGTAGATCGTCACGTAGCCGCCGCTGGCAATGGTGATGCCGAGGGAAGTTAGTTCCGACTCCTGGAAGACGATTCGGTCGATGCCTTCCAGAATCTCAGCGCCGAACTCGCCGCTGGCACCGACGCCAATCGGCTTGCCGCGCAGGATCAAGGTGTTATGCCAGCGGACGTGTATGTCGGTCGGTGGCGTCACCGAATCGGTGTAAGACGCGAGAACCGCCATAACGCCGTGAAGCGTTTGGCGGCTCTGACGTTTCAGCGCGGCGAGATCGAAGTCGCCGAGCGCCATCTTACAGTTCGTCCTCGATGTCCTTGCCAGCCGCAGCGGCGGCGGCAGCGGCCTCGGCCTCGGCATCGGGCTCCGGCGTGGACGCCGCGACCGGCTTCGGTGCCTTGCGGCCCGCAGCCTGACGAACGGCCTCTTCGGCTTCCGGGTCGGACAGTACCGGCGTGCCCGCAGGCAGCGCTTTCTCGTTGTCCAGCGCGCCGTGGACGCGCTTCAGGACGCCCGCATGGGCCTTGTGTAGGCGACCGATTTCCTCGGCGGTGAAATCGAACGTGTCACCGGCTTTAACGGTGATGATCTGCTGCTTACCGTCTTCGGCTTCGCGCGAAAACTTGACGGTGTGCTTGGCGATCCGCAGTGCCATGGAACTAACCTCCGGTTGATTACGAGACGGACTGGCCCGGCCATCGCTGGCCGGGCCTCCCCGATCACGGGAACGTCGTCTTCACGCGAATGCGGAAAGTCGAGTTCGGGTTGGTGGGGACCATGAGCGGCGCGCTCTGGGTCATGGTGAACAGCCGCGACGGTTCCGGCACGGTGTAGTTCGACGGGTACATGGGCACCGCCTGGAGCGAGGTCAGGTCCAGGATAGCGCCGAAGCACTGAACGCCGTTCGGGTTGCCGATGCCGATCACGTCGTAGGGGTCCAGGAACTGGACCTCTTCGCCGGTCTCGTCCTCATACCAGTTCGAGTAGACCCAAAGCTGCATGATGCCGCCCTGGCCGAGGCTGACGTAGCCCATGTTCTGGAACGGGGCACCGTCCGTCAACGAGATGTTGAAGTCGGTGGTCGTGCCACGGGTCAGGGTGGACAGCAGGCCGCGCACCGCCGTATTGGCGACGAACAGGCCCCACGCGCCGGAGCCGAACACCAGACGGCGGATCGGTCCACGGCCAAGCGGGAACGCGGCGTTGATCAGCCCCTGGAGATCGCCCAGCGGATCGGCACCGCTCTGATCCCATTCGGTCGTGCCGGACAGGATCACGGTCAGCGAACCGTCACGCTGGAAGTCCACCGTGACCGAGGGATAGTCCTGGCCGCTGATGGTGATCTGGCCGAAGCAGATCGCTTGGCAGGCCATCCAGTCCCACCGGCGCTCGATCATGTCGCGTTCGTCGGTCAGGTTCTGGGCGATCTGGGCGTCGATGCGCTCGGCGATGGTCAGCGTGCCGACGCCGTTGCCCTGACCGATTCCGGCCGGAGCTTCACCGGGCCGACGCTGGAGACCCTTGGACGGGTCCACGGCGTGCTTGGGCTTCAGGTATGCGGGCTTGAAGCTCGCAAGCTGAGTGCCACGGCTCGACATGATGCGGCCCTGGACGTTCGGGGCCACAAACGGGGCGAGACGGCGATCCAACTGCGGGATGCGGTCGAAGAAAATCTCCTCGGCCTCGGACGTGAAAGTCCGGGGGAAGAAACCGAGCCAGAAGTTATCCGGCAAATCCGATGGAGAGTACGTGACCTCCATCAGTTCGGCAGTGCTCCACAAGTCCATAACGGGTCCTCCTATATGATTACTGGGCGAAAGGCCCGATTACAGAACCGCGCCGACCTGGAGGTTCGAACCATCCACGGCCAGTTGGCGCAGCGCGAGGGTATCGATCTGGACGGGCCAGATGATCCATGCGTGGTTGAAGTAACCCCCGGTCGCGTAGACCGCCGGGCCGTTCAGAACCGCGTCCTGCAACGCGACGCCGATCATCTTGGCCTGCGGCGCTGCCGCCGTGCCATTGGTGCCGCCCGACAGGGTGCCCGCGCCGAATGCGGTATTGGTGCCGCTCTCGGTCGTGGTGATGGCGTTGCCGCCCGTGCCTGCCGCGTTCGCCGTCAGTGTCACGACGCCCGCCGCGTTGACGGCGGTGACGCCGAGCGTGTCGGTGTTCGCGTTCACGACGGCAGCGAAATTATCGCCCGCCGTGGTGGCGTCGGTGCCGACGTGATACTGGAGCCCGGTCAGGGTCGCAGCGTTGGCCTCGGCGGTGATGACGTGCCCGGCGATGGTCACGGTATCGGCGGCGGTCGGCGCAGCCGAGAAGGTCAGCGTGCCGGTCGCGTGGACGACGCCAATCGAGGCCGTCGCATTCGGGTCCCACGGGACGATGGTGCCGTCCGCCTTGCGAGCGATGGCCTGCCGGAAGAGGATGGCAGCGCCAGCGGTTGCACGGTCGGTGACGACATCGGAGTCGCCCGCGTACATATCCTGCATCGGCGGGAAGTCGAGGTTGGGCTGCGTGCCCTTCGCCAGCAGACCGGGGACGGTCTGGAAGCCCTGCGACTGGGCCAACTGATAAGAGAGAGTCTTCGCCATTTTGGTCTCCTGTGGAGTGATCTCGGAAGTTACTTCCTAGCCGAAGCCCGGCAGGGATTTGGGCCTACTTCGCCACAGCCGCGCGACGCGGGATGACGCTGGTGGACGCCGCCTTGTGGCCGACGCCGCCGTTCCGCATCGCCAACTGGGCGCGCGAGGGCTTGTCGGCGTTCGGGTCGGCGTCCGGCTTGATGTTCGGCTGCTGACCGTGGTCCATGGCGTGCTCGAACCGATTCCCCTGATTGGCCTGCTGCTCGCGGGCCTCACGAGCGGCTTTCTGCTCGGGCGTCTCTTCGGTGGCGACGTTTTCCTTCGCCGCCTTGGCGAGGGTCGCGCCAGCCTGCTCGATGCTCAGATCGGTGTCCATGGCGAGATAGTTCGCCAGGGCCGGGCGATCCTTGGCCTCGGCGTGCTCCAGGATGCCTTTGATGCGGGCCTGGGCGGCGGCAGCGCCATTCGCCTGGGCCGCTGCGACCTGGGACTGGGCCGCAGCCGCAACCGCAGCCTGCCCTTCCGGGGACGCCAGCCAAGCCTGCTGCTCTTCGGGGGTCATCTTTGACATCGTATCTTCCTCTTCTTCGTCGCAAAGTTGATCGGGATCGGTTACGCCAATTTCGGCCAGGAAGGCCGCAACTGCATCGGTCGGGGTTTGCACGGCATCGATAAGATTCAACTCCAGTGCTTCGTCCGCTCGATACTGCTGCGCCTCCGTGTCCCGGACGACTTGCGAATCGAGTCCCCGATTCTGTGCCACAAGTGCGACAAATTCACCATACCTTTTGTCAACACTCGCCTGAATTTCTTCTCGAACGCTCGCCGGAAGGGCTTGGAAGCTATTTCCATCGACCTTGTGCGAGCCCGCGTAGATCAGCGTAACGTCGATCCCGGCCTGCGCCAGGGCCTTCGAAACATCGACGTGCATCGACAGAACGCCGATGCTGCCTGTCGAGCCGGACGGGGTGACAACGAGCTTCGTGCAGGCCGAGCCGAGGGCGTAAGCGGCGCTGAAGCAGTTCGAGTCCACCACGCCGAGCGACGGCTTTACCTCGCGCAGCGCCCGCATCTCCTCGGCAAGCTCGAAACAGCCCGCGCATTCGCCGCCGCCCGAGTTGATGTCGTAGACGATGATATCGACATCGGGATCGTCGGCGGCGGCATTCATCTGCGCCCGGATGAAGTTATATCCGGTGATCCAGCCATAGGAGCCCGAGAAGCGATTAATCAGCGTGCCCTGGATCGGGATGATCGCTACGCCGTCAACGAAAGTGAACGGCTTGTCCATGACCGGGTTGTTATACCCGTAGATCGCGGCCAGTTCGACGCGAGCGTTTGCCTGCTGAGCGCGCTCCTCTTCCCTGCTGCCGGGGTTGAGGGAAGCAAGTTCCTGCGCGTTGACAACGAACTCATTTTCGTAACCACGGGCGATCAGCAAGGGCTGCTGGTTAATCCGGGTCAGCAGCGATAGGGCTTGATGGCGGCTCATGCAGCGGCTCCCTGGTCTTGTCCAGTTTGTTCCGATTCGGCACCTACCGGATCGGGGTTACTGCCGGGCCGCACGGTCGTCAAGGAGAACGTCAGAGACTTCTGGCCCATCACGGCGCGCTCGCGCTGCTGCTGGAGGAACACCGCGCGCCAGTCGTCGCCGAGGCGGGCGATTTCCTTCTCCCAAGTCGAGAGGCCGGAGGCGATGCGCAGGATCGCAGCCTGGGTTTCCTTGAGTTCGTCGATCTGGCCCGTGCCCGAGCCGATCCAGTTCGCGGCGCAGAAGGCTTCCTTCGCCAGCGGCTGGTAGAAGATGTCGTTCCGGCGCACGCCGCGCGGCAGCGGCAGGTAGCCGTTATTCAACTCCTCTTCCATCCAAAGCTGGTAGATGAAGTTGGCATAACGATCAGCGCCGACCTTCTTGCGGGCCTTCATGAACCGGCGCATCTTCTCGCCCGATGCCCGGACGGTCGAATACGACAGGCCCGAGAAGTCCTGCGTGTACTCCTCGGTCGAAATGCCCAGCGCCGCCGCCACATGGCGATGCAGCGAGGTCTCGAAATCGTCACCGACACCGCCCGGCGTGCCGAGGGTCTTGGTGTTGAGTGTCGTGCCCGGCGGCAGCATGGGAATCTGCGCGCCGTCGATATGGGTGTTCTTGGACCCTTTGAAGTAGCTTTCCAGCAGCTTCATGTAGATGCCCATGACGCCCTGGAAATTCTCTGCGCCGCTGTTGCCGCCCATCATCTGGAACACGGCCTCGGGCGGAAGCTCGCTCTCAATAGCGGCGGCATAGCTGGCCTGGATCACTGCGTTCTGAAGCGTGATCTCGCGGAACTTCTTAGCCATCTTCATGTCGCCCAGCGCCGCGACCATATCGCTGACGCCTCGGGACTGGCCGACCTCCAGAGCTTCGAAGGTATGGAAGACCATGACGCGGCCCCACGGCTTGGTAGCCGGAACTAACTTCCACTGGAACAGGGGCTGGCCGATGTAAAATTCGTTCGGGTAGCTGTCGCGGATATAGTAGCCGGTGGCCCGGCCACGGGCGTCCTTCACGATGCCCCGGCGCATGAACGCCGTGTCCGCCAGCAAGTTTGGGTTGCTCAGCCGCGAGGGCGAGACCTGCTGGACAGCGGTCTTGCAGGGGCGCTGGGCATCGTTGGTGATCCATTCTGCCGTCGCCAGGATTTCGCCAGTGTTGACGAACTGGGCGACCGCGAGCCGGATGTCATCCGTGAAGCTCCTGGAACGTGAGGCGTCGAGCCACTTTGCGTCCGACTCAGCGGTCAAGCCGAACCGGGCCTCGGCGGCTTGGGAGAACTCCTCCTGCCAAACCTCATCGAAAGCCGGGTTGAATTGCTTTAGCACCTGGATCACAGGAGCCGAGTTCAGCCGGAACTGAGTTCCGACGATGGAATCCTTGTGAGTGGCGACAGCGCCATGGGCATAGCCGTCATTGAACGTCATGTCCCTGGTGCGGGCATCCGCCATCGGCTTCGCATGGTTGATGATGCGATCCGGCGATCCCATGTGGGGTTGCCAAGTGAGGGTCTCTCGGGTCAGGCTTTCAGCGCCTGTCAGCCCGCCGCGCATGCCGACCTCGGTGGGGCGGTCGATCTGGGCCAGATCGCCGTGTTCGGTCGGCCCCTTGGTGATTGCAGCGATCTTCGCCATCAGAAGAAAAACCTCATGGGCGGGCTGTATTCATAGCAGGCAGGCCGATACCCCGGCAGCTTCGCCCGCTGCGCTTCCAGGTATGCCCTCATCTGCGGCAGTGACGCCCCGCTGAACTCTAGTCGCTCGCCGTTCTGATCGACCACGACCCGGACGTTATTGCCCAGCATCACCTGCGCGATAGCGTTCTCCAGCTTCCCGATCAGGGTCGTGACAGCCGCGATCTGGTCCGATGTCAGGTTCGGGCCTTGGCAGGGCGGGCAGAACAGGTCGAAGAACTGGGGCGTCGTGCATGGCGGCATGGCGGGGATACTACCTGTATGGCCTTTGCGGTATAAATACACAACCCATTGATTTGTTCAAGCCATTTCCGCGCCAAGTTTCTCCCAGTCAACTACTGGCAGAGCCGAAGTAAAACGAGCGGCCTGTCCTTTAGCCGATACTAGAGAATTAGTATCCCACGGCGCGGCCCAAGATACGGGGTTGTTCCAGTCAAGTTGCTCGACTTTGATCATCCCGGATATCGACATGGCTATAGTGTAATACAACAAATCCCACGCCTCGTTGCGGCGCTTGTTCTTGTTCTCCCAGCCTTTGTCTGTCCTGGTCTCGGCGACAAGCTCTTCGAAGAACCAGTCGGGGAGCCAATCGCTGAAGCGGATCATACCTTTTCCGGGCACAACACTGTCAAGGCGATTCGACAGCATGTCCTTCACGATGTTGGACTGGACCATCATGACCGGCACGTCGCCGCGAGCCGCAGCCATGTTCTTGCCATCGCTGGCGTCAGGGTAGGTGATGTGCGTCCTCGGTGCGCCGGGCGTCGCGGTGCCCTTGATCAGTTGGAACCGGCCTGCGTGCCCGAGATCGCGGAGCCGCCGGTAGTAGGCATAAGCCATCGCGGTCACGCCAGCCTTGCCGCCCGAGTCGCAGCCGGTAGCTTTGATGGACATCCGGCGACCGCTGCCATCGGCCAGGGGGTAGGTCTTGGTCAGGACGTGAGAGGTAATCAGGTCCCAGTCTTCGGCGTAGGTGCCGGGCCTGACGTGTGCGATCTGCCCGTCGCCATCCTTCCTGCCCGACTCGTTGAGCCGGATGTCGAATCGATCGATCACGACAATATCGCAGGGCGTGCCCGGTAGTATCGCATGTACTTGAACCTTGAACTGCCCAAGCTGAACGTCAATCGCAGCGAGCAGGAACCTAGTTCCGAACGGCACTACCGGGCTTTCCCGCGTACCTATAACCTCGGACCTGGATTTTAGTTCCTCCGGTGTGCGCTGAGATGCGATTGACTTCGGCACGTAGGGCTCGCCGAGGTCGTTATTGTAGAACTTCTTCAGGCCCTCTTCCGAGCCCGTGCGCTTGTACTCGTCATCCGCCTGGATATAGGTCTGGACCAGCTTGTACCAGTCCGTGAACATGGCGGCGACCCCATTCAGCCAGAAGCTGGCGATCAGCGTGCGCGGCGCATCGCCGGTAATCACACCGTCGCGGTCGATAGACTGGCCGTCCTTAACCCAGTGCCCCTTCTGCTGCATCTCGTAGCGCTGGTCGGGGTGTATGAGATGGTCGCAGGCCGGGCACTCCATCCGAACGGTGTCTGCCTTACTGAGCAGATTGGACTCGGTCTGGTCCCACTTCAGATGCCGGAAATTGCCCTCGAAATAGTGCCCGCAGTGTGGGCAGGGCCAGTACCAGCGCCGCCGGTCGCCACGGTTGTATAGCGACAGGATGCCCGTGACAGGCGGGGCCTCATGCCTCGTCGAGCGAATCCACTTGGTGTCGGTCAGGTCGCGGGAGGGCGACGACTCGGCGACGCACATCGCGAACGACATGAATGAGGTCGTGCGCTTGGACGCCAGATCGAACGCGTTACCATCGCCGTCTATGTCATCCGGGATGCGGTCGTAGTCGGTGATCACGACGCGCGGGATCGGCTTGCCCGCGAACTCGGTGACACTCGGCCAGGAAAGCGACAGCAGCATGCCGTTGCTGTACTGCTTGTCGAACTTGTTGTCCGCGTCTGGCCGCTTCAGCAGCATCGCGCCGACCTTCTCGGAGTGCCGATGCAGGCGGTCGATGCGGCGGATGGAAAAGTCTCGGGCGGCGGTGTTGGTCGGCGAGTAGATGATCATATCCATAGGATCGACCATCACCGAATAGACCACGTAGTTGATGTCCAGGGCGTCAGTCTTGCCCGACTGGGCGGGACCGCAGAACGCTATGCCGCTGAAGTGCCGATCCGTGGTCGTGTCCATCGGCTCGACCAGATACGGAGCCATGGGGTTGCGCCAGGGGCCGCGATAGGAGCCTGGATTGTTGACGTAGCGGTATTCCTCGGCAGCTTGGCTGACAGACATGCGTCTTGGCGGCGCGAGACCTTCCGCGACCGTGGAAATTAGTTCCGAGAGATTCTTAAAGACCGTCGAGGTCGAGTTCGTCATCTTCGTCCTCTGAGGGCTCGAAAACGTCGTCTAGTTCTTCCTCGCTGGGCCGGTCATCCAGGAGGTTGTAGGCTCCCGGCAGATCGGCTGGCGTGGCTTCCCGGTCGAAGTGCTCTTTAATCTTCTTGCGAAGCTCGTTGAGAACGTCATCGACCGTGTTCTGCACCTGATCGCGCTGCTCATCGGTGAGCCGGGCGCGGCGCTCCAGTTCGTCCGGCACCAGGAGCAGCCCGGTTCGAACAACCTGTATCATCTCGCCTATGACCTGCACAACCCGCTCGGTCTGCCACAAGCCGCCCTCATCGACCAGGAACTTCTGCTTGGCGCGTAGCGCATTCCAGAACTCTTTGTGAAGCTCCGGCGGCAGATCGGTCGGTCGGGCCGACTTGATCCACTCTTCCATGTCGCCCTCGGGCCGCACGAACTTTCCGGCGACATCGCGAATCTGCCATGTGTCGTGAACACCGCGCTTGCCTGTCGGTTTCATCCCGGCCAGTTTGCGCTGAACGGTTCGCCGCGTGACGCCGAACAGGATTTCGATGTCGTACATCGTAGCGCCCGCGTAGATCGCGAGCCGGTGCTCGTTGGAACTAAGTTCCTCGTTGGCCTTCTCCAGCACGCGGCCTGGGGGCCGACCGCCCTTGTTCTTCGGCGCTGTCATTGCAGCTTCCTCCGGTCGCGCGTATAGCCGGGCCAGATGTCGTCGGCGGGCATGCCTGCGGCCTCGTAGCCCGCTATGTAGCTGCCGATGTTGCTCAGCCCCATCTCGCCGCCGCAGTTCTCGCAGCGCACGCGCTCGCCTACCCGGACCTTGCCGCCAGGGAACTTGTGTTTGGGGCAGGCCGATAGCTTACGCAGATTGGCCTTGACCTCTTCCCAGAGGTTCTTCGAATCGGTGCTCATGCTGCCATCCTTACGCGCTGGCGGTTATCATTCAAGGCTTTGAGCCGTTTCCGGTAGGCCCTGATGCGGTCGAACAGGAACTCCTGGGCGTCCTCTTTCTCCAGCAGCCGGTCGGCGACCAGGACATCATTGGTGCCAACGATCTGCGGAAGATGGACATTGACGCGGTATTTCTGGCCCTGCCGATGGAGTCGGCAGTATAGCTGATAGTAAAGCTCGTAGCTCCAGCACATGTCGTAGAAATAGATGTTGTGGCCGGGACCGGCTTGCATGTTGAGCCCGTGGCCGATACTTGCCGGATGGACCAACAGCATCTTGATCTTGCCTTCGTTCCAGGGCTTGACGAACTTGCCCTGCTTGTCGGCAACTATGGCCTTGGGGAACCGTTTCTTCAGGCGATCCAGGCTGGACTTATACCAGTACGAAACCAGCAGCGGAGTCGTGGTCGAGTTCTCGCTAAGCTCCTCGACAAGCTCCTCCAGGTCTTCCAGTTTGTGGTCGTGGAAGATGTGGTAGCGCTTTTTCTCGTCATAGACCGCGCCGCTGGCAAGCTGAAGTAACTTCCCCGACAGCGCTCCGGCGCTGACGGCCTCGATAAGCTCGCCCTCGGGCGTCTCCAGAATGAACTCGCGCTCGAAAGTCTTGTACTGTTTTAGCTGCTCCGGCGTCATGTTGATCTTGCGCGACAGGAACAGCGGTTCCTCGGTCTTGATGTAGTCGCGCGCCTTCATCACCAGACACAGATCGGCGATCTTGTCGGAAATAACTTCCTGCATGCCCGGCATCAGTTCGTAGACGTACTTGCTCCTGGGCTTCAGCCGGAAATAAGTGTCGCGGTAGAACGTGATGTTGTTCCCAAGCCGCTCGCCACGGTCAAGCAGGTAAATCTGGGCAAACAGGCCCATGTAGCTCTCTGCGGCAGGAGTCGCCGTAAGCTCGTGCAGCCGCTTGACCTGCGGCTTGATGCGTGTGGACACCAGCGCCGCGTAGCGATCCGTCTTGTGGTCCTTGAACTTGCTGCTCTCGTCAATGATCACGGTATCGTAGGGCCAGTTGACGACCTCGCGCTTCCGCTTGCGGACGCCACGGCGCACGACCTCTTTCCATTCCGAGAACTGATCGATCAGCCACTCGATATGCTCGATATCGATGATGTGGATGTCGGTCTTCTCGGCCAGTTTGCGCTGGCGGATCGTCTCTTTCATGGCAGTCCGGGCCTTGCCGTCCGCCTGCTGGGCCGTAGGAATGGCGTACAGCCTCTCCCGAGCGGCCTTCAGTGCGTCCTGGGCCTGGGGGCCGTCCTCCATAAGGGTCAGCCACTCGACCTCATCCTGGGCCTTCCTGCGCGCCTCGGCGAGGTCTCCTATATCCTCGCGGTTCTTGAATGCCTCGCGGGCGGCTCGCCCGGCGGAAATAACTTCCGGGTCATCGTCCTCCGCGCGTAGAACGCTGTGCGACATCCACCATGTGTGAGACCATTTCTTAATCTCGTTGGGCCAAGTCTGGTTCGCGACGCGGATCGGCGCGATGATCAGCACTCGCTTGGTCTCTTCCCGCTCGAATAGCCGGTTGAGCAGCGTCAGGATCGTCGAGGTCTTGCCGAGGCCGGTGTCCATGAACGCGGCGCTGAACGGCGTATTGTATAGGAACTCGACGGCCTCACCCTGGTAGTCGTGAAGCTGCTCCATGAGCAGTTCCACGTTGTCATTGGCGTGGTATAGCCTTTCTTCGAGCCTACAGGCGAGAGAGGAATGCACTGATCTCCCTCCGGTCGTCAGAGACTAGGACTTCCCAACCGGCGGCGCGCAGTTCGGCATGACGTTTCTTCTGCTGAAGCCGTGCCTCCTCTCCGGTTGCCTTGGTCTCGATCAGCTTGCCTATCATCGCGTTGAGAATGGTAGGGTGCTTCCTCGTGAACTGGCAATCTGGGTATCCGCGCTTGCTCTCGGACACCATCTTGTGCGACTCCCAGCCGTAGCGTTTGCCCTCGGCCAGGGCGAACTCTTGGATTGGCGTTTCGCGCTCGTAGTTACGCACGCTGCCAAGCCTCCAGCGCCGCCTGCATCTCAAGCCGGGCTCGCACGTTATCCATGATATGGACACCGAGCGGATAGGATAGCTGCGGCACTACAGATGGCTTCTCCAGGGGCCGGTCCTTCATCGGCGGATCGCCTTGGCACCAGACAAACCACGAGCAGTCCATCAGCGGACTCTTGCCCCGTTCCTCCTCCAGGAATGCCAGTCTCCAGGTCATCGGGAAATGGCCTGTCGGCGTGCATTCATCCCACAGCTTCAGGCCGCGCTTGGCGTGCCAGTAGTTCGACTTCAGGATCATGGCGACGACCGGCACGTTAAGCCGCTGCACCGCGTGGCGAATGAACTCCTCGGCTTGGTCGAACGGCGGGTTGGTCACGAGCCCGTCAGCGCTGAAGCGGTCGAGCTTCGGGTTGACCTTCAGGAAGTTGACGAACGGCTTGCCGAAGCCGGTCAGTTGGATGTCCGATGCCATCACCTTGAAGCCCGCATACTCCAGGACCAGCGCCATGTCACCGCGACCGCAGGCGGGCTCGGCGATCCGAGAGCCTGGTTTTAGCTTTTCGAGCAGCCACGGCAGGATCGCCACGGTGCCCTCGGCTGGCGTCGGGTAGAGGTCCGCCGCCTTGCGCTTGTGCCGCTGCATGCTCATGACAACCGCGTCGGCGACGGTGTGCCGCCGGACGGCTTCGGTGACGCGCTCGAATAGGCTTTTAGCCATTCTTATCTCCTAGAACGGAATGTCGTCGTCTATGAACTTCTCGTAGGGCGGTTTGCCCTGACCGTGCTCACAGTGACAGGGAATCATCCTCGGCGCGGGCCAGGGCTTCTTACTTGCCCTATAGCCGAAGTTATTGCAATTCGGGCAGATGAATATCGCCCGCCACGCCGCCAGCGCCTTGTTGAACTGGGCGCGAGCGACGTTGTTCTTGACCATCGCGTTCCAGAGCGTTGCGGCTCCCACGTACCCGTCCTCGTCCGGCTCATTTCTTTCCATCTGCGGCCTCCAGCTTTTGGCCGTGTTCGCAGCCGCAATAAAGGCCGGGCTCGCCGTAGAACAGGCCCTCGTTGCCGCAGTAGCGGCAGACGCAAGCGGCCTGCCACTTCGCTAGGGCTTCGCTCAGCGCTTCGCGGGCCTCAAGGTTCTCTCGGATAGCCTTGCGTTCCTTGAAAGTCAGTTCGGGCTTTTTGTCGAGGACTCGCTTGCAGGATTCGACGAACTCGTTGGCCGCTTCCTGCGCCGACCGCCAGGACGACCCCATAGCGGTCGCCGCCGACATCGGATTCTTGAAGTTGTGGACGAACCACAGCTTAGTATCTTCGCTCCAGTAGACGCGCAGCGATCCCTGCGGCTCGGTCTTCCAGGCGTATTCCACTACCTCTGCAAACGTAACATCTTTCGACATGGAAGTTACTTCCTATAAAAGGGTTTCATCCAGCCGTTCGCTCTGAGTGGCATATCCGCGCACCACTCATTGGTCTCGGCCATGGTGTCCTCCAGCATTTCCACTGTAAACTCGTTGCTGCCCTGCCGGATTTGGGCAACGAGTTCGTCATGCACATGCAAGCACAGTGGTAAGCCTGCATGGTGAGCCCGGCGCATCCCGGCGGCGAGGATATCGCGGGCGACCGCCTGCACGATGTTTTCCGTCGTCTTTCCGCCGTGGCTGGGAATCCGTTTCCATTGGTTCGAATCCTGTTCCTTCCCCATGTAGGTCAGGTTCGTCTTGGTATAGGGCTCGCCGTCCGGGAACTTCTCGGTCGGCTTGCCGATGTACTCGTACTCCACCATCCGGGGCTGGTAGTAATAGAGCGGCCTGCCGCTCGGCAACCAGATCACCAGGAACGGCTTCACGCGTTCGATCCAGACCGGCACGTTGTGGATACGGCTTCCGATCTTAATCTGCGGCTGGATTTTCGAGCCCGACCGCATCGCCTGCTCGATAGCCTTCTCCAGCGCGTACCAGAGCTTGGGAATCTCGGGATAGGTCTCGCGGAAGAGCTTCACGGCCTTGTCCGCTTCAGCCTGGGTCATCTGAATGTTCATGCCCTCGGCGTAGCCCCACAGGCCCGTCTTTTTGCCCGCGTACATCTTGCCGCCGCCGAGGCGGAAGCCGCAGCCCAACACGGCGGGCTTAGCCTTCTGGCGCTCCGGCTTCGTGACCTCCTCATACGCCTTGTTGTAGAGCGACATCGCGAAGTCGATATAGGCGTCCTTGCCGCTGCGGAAGACGTTCAGCAGGCGTTCGCAACCAGACAGCCAGCCGATGGTCACGGTCTCAATCGACGCCAGATCGGCGGCGAGGAGTTCCATTCCTTCCTCGGCGCGGATCGAGCTACGCACAAGCCCGGCGAGCACGTTCAGGGGCTCGTCTACGAGCAGTTCCAGCCCCTCGTAGTCGCCCATCTTGATCAGTTCGGTCGCGTGCTCCAACAGCGCGTCCTCATCGACCCCCATCGCTATCGCCGCCTTTTCGATCTCCAGGACTGAAGGCGGTCGGGCGAGGTTCTGCGGGTTGAGCCTCCGGCCAGCCCAGCGGTTCGTCCGAGCCGCGCCGCCGAACTGGAATCCAAACCGGAAACGCCCTTTACAGACGCTCTTCCGTAGCTGGTCATACTTCGTGACAGCGGTGCGAGCCACTTGCTGACGGAGCTTGAGAGCCCTGACAGTATGGAGCGGGAGAAACCCCCGATCATCAACCTCCACATCAACCGTGTCCTCGTCTAGGTACTCGATCTTCGACTTAGCCGCCTCGGCGTTCTCCAGCAGTACCTTCTTGATCGTATCCTTCTGGAGGTCGTCGAACGGATAGCCGTTCTGCTGGAGCCACGGCAGCAACTGGTCGCGGCTGTTGACGTTGCTGATGGTCTGGACCGATCCCGTTTTCTTGTTCTTAAAGGTCGGGTTGTTCTCTCCGATCAGCTTTTCGAGCCTGGAAGTTAGTTCCTTCTTGCGTCGATCCGCCATCCAGATCGCGTTCTCGACGAACTCCATATCGACCGGCATGCCGCGATCATTGATGCGCTGGTCGATCTCGTACAGTTCCCACTCACCAGGGCCGACCGGGAACTTGATCAGGCGCTTCTTGATGGCGCGCTCGGCAACCACGTCCTGCAAGCAGTAGGCGCAGAACAGTTCCCAGTCCTCGGGATGGCTCTCGGGCGTATTCCAGCGGCTGGGGTTGTTCTTCGTCGGCTTGCGCGGCTTGCAGAACAGGTTGATCAGGCGCTTCCCGTCCTTGACCTTCTGCTTGTCGCTCGGCAGGCCGACGCGCTCGCCCATCTGCTCCAGATCGCCGATGAAGGACAACATGTGTCCTAGCACCATGGCGCAGCGCCAGCCTTCGTAGGGTGTCTTGATCTTCATGACCCGGCGGGTCATCACGCGCTCGAACTGGGCGTTGAAGGCCCACTTCTCAACGTCTTTCGACAGCAGCGCCTTTTCCCATTCCTTGGGGAACGGTTTCTTCGTCCCGCGCCAAGTTACCTCGGGAATCCATAGCTCGGGGTCGTCGTCATCGAACGCCCCGGCGCACATTGTGATTTCGGTCGAAGGATGGAGGCTGTAGTGATCGAGGCCCTGCGCCTTCAGATCACACTCGCTCTTACCTTCGTAGTCCATATGGAAGGCGGTCATGGATATTACTTCCGCGAGTAGAGCGTAGGCGGGCAGCGTGTCGATTCGCTGCCCGCTCGCTCAACAAGCCTGTCGCGGCACAGGCTCAGAGGTCGTCGAGATCGTCGATCTCGGTGCCCTCATCCGAGGTATCAGCGCCGTCGTCGTCGAAGCCGCTGTCCTCGTAATCGTCCGCTGCGTCGAACGTATCGTCGATATCCTCCTCGGACACGCGACCCTGGCCGAACTCGTCTTCCGGGCGACCGCGCTTGACCTGGACGGCGATCAAATCGCAGTTGATCTTCTTGCCGTGTTTATTGTCCTGCCACCAGGGCTTGACCAGGATGTCGCCATAGAAACCGCCGCGAATTTCCTGGTCGGCCTTGTCGCGGTCGATGGGACGGGCGTCGCGGCCTCGCACGGACGGCGGGCGGTTCTCCGGCGAACTGGCGTTGACGGTCCACACGCCGTCATAGTGTTCCTTGCCGCTGGTGTCGCCGTCGCGCAGAAACAGGTCTTTCTCGGCCATGGCCTTCAGCTTGTGCTCGGCGAGGATCGCGTTGATCTTGCGCAGCAGGAGCGCGCGGACGCCCTTGTGCGTGGTCTTGCTGAGCATGCCGACGATGGCGTACTTCAGCGGGTTGTCCGTGTCGGCCTTTTTCCAGGGCTTGCCGGTGTGGGGGTAAGAGAAGCGGACATCCTTCAGCAGGATAGTACCGTCATCATAGACACGGCACAGTTCAGCGCCGTTGGCTCCCTTGACGGTTTCGACGACTTGACGAGGCATTTACGGTCTCCAGGTTTCGGGTTTCGGTGGTGTTATTGGTCAGAGATCGTCAACGTCAGGTTCGGCGTCGAAGACACTTCCCAAATCATCTAGCTCGCCGCGCTCGTCCGCTAGGCGGGCTAGAGTATCCTGGCCGGGGTCGCGTGTTGTGACATCCTCCAGGATTCCTGCGGCCTGTTTTTTGGTCAGGCCATATTTCTTGCGAAGGTAATCCTCCAGTTGGACCGGAGTCTTTGGGACTCGAACGGTCTGATCCTCTTCAGGAACACCTATGTAGTCAAGATCATCTTTGATGCCGTCTTTCAGCTTGCGCCGACCGAGACGGCCCGGCACGCGCTTCCAGATCAGCAGCTTCTCGCCGTCGCGGGCGCGGTGCAGCAATTCGGTGTCGATGGCGGCGAAGAAATGCTCGAATGCGGGACGCCAGAGCTTAATGATTTCCATCTGGTGGGTCGTCAGGCTGTGATGGTCCGGCGATAGGTCTCTGCCGGTCTCCAGCTTTAGGGCGATCTCGCGCCCGGCGGAACTAACTTCCTCGGAAGTAACTTCCCGGAACTCGCCTTCGATAACAGGGTCAAAAACGTCGTCGGTCATCTCATTCCACATGACCAGCCACGACCCGCAGCTTGCCTTGACCTTGCACCAGCGACAGCCGTCCAGGCTGGCGGTGCGCGGGGCGTCGAGCGACCACGCCAGTCGGTAGCGCTCTGTCACCCATTCGGCGAACACAAGCAACTCGGCCACGGTCGTAGTCCAGACGCCGAAATAGTCGCGGCGGGGCTGGGCGATGCGGATTTCGACGGTGAACTCAGGGTCGGCGTCGAGGCCGTGTTCCCAGACGAAGCCCAGCGCGTATTCCATCGCCTGAGTGTTGCCGTTCGGCTTGCCGTCGATCATCGCCCGAGGGTCGTCAAGGTCGTAGGCCGGATAGACGGCCTCGCCGATGCCCATCTTCAGATCGGTGATGACCAGCTTGCGCTGATTGTAGATGATGGCTGCGTGGTCCGCCGTGCCGCCCTGGTCCGGGATCGGCGTCAGCCTGGAGATATCCACGCGGGTTTCGACGTAGTGCTCCCCGTCGAGGTTGATGCACCAAGCGACATAGCGCCTGACGTGCATATACATCTCTTCGTCAACTACAACGTCGTGAAATCTGGTCGGCTCCTGGTCGTCAGGGGCCTTTTGGATCGGGATATAGACTATCTCGCCCAAGCGGTCGGGCGCTGCGGCGTCGATCTCCTCCTCGGATGGGTGCCCGAGGAGGAGATCGTACTGAGACAGCAAACTCTTGAGCCATTGTTCGCCGATCTCGTGGCCCACGGTGCCGTAAGCCGCGTCGGGCGAGCCCGGATCGACGATACCAAAGTTCAAGAGCAGACTGGCAAGACAGGTGCTGTGCATCTTGGACGATGACGGCGCAAACAACGAGTGACCGTTGTTAACTCGCCGGATGTCTTCCGATGTCGGGATACGATCCATGTTCTAGCCAGTGCTGGTGCTGTATCAGGTCGTAATGGCGAGCGCGAAGCTCGGCATCACCGCCGCCACAGAAAACGGTTGCCCGCTCTCGATGGTATCGGAGTCAGAGTTCGTCGCCCTCGGCTTCACCGGCAGCGGCCTCGAACTCTTCGATGGCGGTCTTGCACTGGGCAACGACCTCATCGAACTTCTCCGGCAGGTTCGCCAGATCGGCGAGCTTCTTGCCCTCGCCAGCAGCGCCTTCGATGATCTTGCGCGCCGCCTCGGTGTCGATGGTCGTCTTGACCTCGGACAGCGCGGCCTTGACCTGATCGTAGGTATGCTTCGGCTTCGGCTTGTCGGTCTTGCCGCCGCCGGTCGCACCCTTACCGCCCGCGCTGCCGCCGCTGGCCGCGCCGCCTTTGCCAAGCGCCGCAGTGTTCGCGATGAGCGCAGCCGTCATCGCTTTCAAGGCTTCCGTATTCGCCTTGAGTTCCTGTTCTAACATGTAGGTCTCCATGGGATAGTTATGCGCCGACTCGGGATGATCCGACGCGTTTCGACCTCCCCCATTTAGATTACCTCATTTGTGCTGTCAATACCTCTTTTTGTATAAAACACCCTTGCGTACCCACAAGATATGGTATATCGGTGGCTGAGATAAGAATTTCCAAGGCGATCCAGCCATGACCTACCCTCTACCCAAGTTCCTGGATGGGCTCGACGGCGAAGAGAAAGAAGTCGCAAGAGTACGCTTTCTAATAAAGCTGTGCTCCCTGCACTTTTCCCCAGACGGGCTTACTAAAACGCTGTCAGCGGCGATGGGATTACATCCCTATACTCTCGGACAGTGCAAGTCGATCTCGCCTACACTTGCGATCTCGCTCGAAGACGCAATGAACGACCCTCGTTTTACTAGAGAATTATTTAGACCGGACCTATTCAAGGCGGCGGAGTAATACCCGATGGCGGAAGAGAGGCCGAAAGGCTATCTCGCCAAGTATGGTAGCCAACTTATCGACAACGGCTACCGTATTCTTCCGATCTCTAGGGGTACAAAAAGACCGCCCCTAGAACTCGGCGACTGGCGAAAAGTAAAAAGCACCCAGGCTCTACTTCGGACCTGGATCGAAGGACCATATAGCAGGGCTGGCGTCGGCATCGATACTCGCGATGCCCCTGCTGCCGACCTCGATATTCTTGATGTCGAAGCTGTCGAGCACATGCGGGCCTGGATCGAGAGGGAAATTAGTTCCGACGCGCCGATTCGCGTCGGCCTCGCGCCCAAGCTCCTGTTCGCTTTCCGCACCGACGAACCGTTCGCCAAGCTGTCGAGCAAGAAATGGGTAGATGACTGGTGCGATGTGCTGGGCAACGATGGCCTGATCAAACCGTATCAGGTCGAAATCCTCGGCCACGGCCAGCAATACGTCGCGGCGGCGGTCCATCCCGACACCAAAGAGCCCTACAAGTGGATCGCCAACGGCAATCCGGTGCGCCGCAGGCTCGACGAACTGCCGACGATCACCCAGGCGCAGGCTCAAGCGATCTGTGACGAGTTCGACCGCTACGCCGAGTCGCGCGGATGGGAGATCAAGCAGCATTCGGGCACGATCCGCCGCCTGAACGGCCTCGGCGGCAGCACCAAGGCTGCGGAAGGCGATATCTTCGCCAATGACAAGCCCAAGGTGGACATATCCGAGGACGAACTGCATCGGAAGTTGCTTCTGGTGCCGGGCTCGGGCGACTACGACACTTGGGTCCAGATCGGCATGGCCCTCTGGCACCAGTACGACGGCGAAGATCGCGGCCTGGAGCTATGGCACGAGTGGTCCGAGACCGCGCACAACTACGACTCGGCGGCGCTCGACGAAAAGTGGGACACCTTCAACGCGGCTGACAAGTCGCAGGAGCCCCTGACAGCCCGCATCATTATCAAGCTGGCCGACCAAGCCGCCGCCGAGATCGCGGTCGAGACCTTCCGCGAGGTCAAAGAGAAGATCGCCAAGATCGGCACCGTCGAGGAGTTCGGCACGGTGTGTGAGGAGATCAAGCATATCGAGTTCAACATCACTCAGCGCATGCAACTGGTCGGCATGGTGCAGAAGACCTGGAAGCGCCTGACCGATAGCACTATGCCGGTCGGCACGGCCCGCGATCTGACGCGGTTCGAGAACCCCAAGGTCAGCGAGACGCCGAAGTGGCTGGAGGGCTGGGTCTACGTCAGCCTGGACAACACCTTCTACAGCCTTTCGAAGCGCTACAGCCTGTCGGTCGAGGCGTTCAACGCAGTCCACAACCGCTTCATGCTAACCAAGAAGGACGTGCTGGAGGGCAAGGCGATCCCAGAGGCGCAGGCGTCGGCCTACGCGCTCAACTCGCAGCAGATCGACGTGGTTCACAACCGCATGTATCTGCCGGGCGAGGACGACATTTTCACCTACAACGGCCTGCGCTACGTCAACTCATACGACCCGGCCAGTGTGCCGGAGCCGGTCGAGAAGCCGAGCCGCCGCGAGCGCGAAGCCATCGAACGCGTCGAGCGCCACTTCTCGGTCCTGTTCGATGACGAAGATGGCGCTGCGGTCGTGCTCGACGCCATCACCTGGATCGTCCAGAACCCCGGCAAGCGCCTGAACTGGGCGATCCTGATCCAGGGCACGGAGTCGGACGGCAAGACGTTCTTCGCCGGGCTGCTGGCGGCGGTCCTCGGGCCGCAGAACGTCAAGAACATGGGGCCTGACGCGTTCGAGGACAAATTCAACGGCTGGGCCGAGGGTCGGCAGGTCGTGTTCTTCGAAGAGATCAGGCTGAAGGGTCACAACCGCCACGACGTGCTCAACAAGGTCAAGCCGCTGATCACCAACACGATGATCTCGATCCGGCGCATGAACGTGGACCATTACGAAGCTCTGAACACGTCGAATTATTTCCTGACGACCAACTTCCGCGACGCCCTTCCGCTCACTGCCGACGACACTCGGTACTACGTGATTTTCGGTCGCCACCAGTCCCTGGAATCGCTCCAGGAGTTCCGCGACGCCAACCCGAGCTACTATGCCGATCTCTACGAGACACTGGAGCATGCTGGGGCACTCAGATCATGGCTGCTGAACCGTAAGATCAGCCCAGATTTCGAGCCGTATGGCCGAGCGCCAGCTTCCCGAGCCAAGCGGGAGATGGTCAGCTATGCCGACACGGAAGAGAGCGACATGCTGACGGAAGTCACTTCCCCCGGCACCTTGGACTGCTGTAGTTCACTGGTGAACGTCACTACGCTGACGGATAGGATGGGCGAAAACGGCGGCGTAGTGCCCTATGGACGGGCGATGGCGAAGATTTTGCTCGACGCCGGTTTCTCAAAGCTGGGCAAGGTTCGGACGGGCGATCAGGTTCACACATACTGGTCTAAGAAACCCAGCTTGTTCCGGCAGCGCGACGGCGCTATCGATCCGGCGAAAATCAGGGCCTGGATCAGCCTCGACGATCTCTAAGTTCGGCTCCTAACTACCCCTCGAACAAGGCCCGCTTCTGCGGGCTTTTTCTTTGTTCTCGATTGAGAACACGGAGACGCTAGTTCAGCCGCGAACCGGGCAGTCGAGCGCGTTTTTCGCGTTTTTCGCGTTTTCCTCGGCCAAGGGCGCTCAAGGTCGATCCGGTTCGCCGTCGAACTAGGCTTCTGTTCTCAATAAATCTGGTGAAAACCACTTTGAGAACAACATTGAGAACATAAAATCCTGTAGCAAAATCAATCTGTTACCATAACCTGTTCTCATTGTTCTCATTGTTCTCAATAAATAGAAGTCTTACGTAAGGTAATTGCTTTTGATTTTTCCAGGGAGAGGAGTAATACAAACCGCTTTGAGAACGGGAACGTCGGCCTCTCAAAAGCCGATTTTCGTCGATTTCTGATATTCCGAGTTCGCCCGCGGACTATACGCCGAGTTGCCCGTGATCTGGAAGTCACTTCCTCGCCCGGCAGTCTAGTTGAGCGGGTAATTGGTCGTATGAGCTAGTCCGCACAAAATTCGGCCCCCCGGCTCTGCGCCCC